TATCCAAACATGATTGAATACTCAGTTGCGAATAAAACATCGCCCAAGGTTGTCTTTTTGCGTTCATGCAAACTAGATAATATTTGTTATGTGCCTACTGTGAACGCTGGTGGCACTATCGGTCACGCTAGTGCTTCTGAATTGGATACGTTAGCCCCGCTTGTTTGTATTGCGTAAATCCAAGTTATGAAAGGAGATAAAAAATATGCTCATTAAACAATTAGATGTTTCTATCGAAAAACAAGCTCAAGAAGAATATCAAGCTTCACAAGTTCAATCTACAAAAGACGAATTGGCAAATCAAAAGTTTCTAACGGAATACGTTGCTTGTATGGCAGGTATCGAATTACCTGTTGACGAAGAAGAAACGGAGGAAATGAATCATGTACAGGATTTTGAGTAATCAGAAAAGCAGAGTGATTGACGGAAAGTATAGCAAAGATAATTATATTTTCTTAGTTGAACAAGCTTATAAGAAAAAGAAAATCACTAAAGAAGAATATCAAGAGTTGATTGATTTTGAGTAATTTCGAGTATATTCAATATTTATTAGATATTATTGATAAGCAAAATAAAATCATCAAAGAACAGAATGAGATTCTATATATGAATGGAATTGATGTTTTAGATAAAGAGAAAGGGCGATAATGTACGTCCTTTTCTTTTCATTATATAATTGATATGCCATAAAACAGTACCTCAGAAAATATGAGAGAGATGAAATATTTTTGGAGGTGTGAATTTATGAATGTACAAGATTTTTTAACTTTATTACAGACTGCTGCTACTTTAGTTTGTGGTGGATTAGCTTTATATTTTAAATTCAGTACGAAAGCTAAAACTAAAGCAAAAGAAGTTCAAGAAGTGATTGCTAAAATTACTGCCCAATCAGTTGTATACATTAAAGAAGCAGAGGACAACTACAAAGATACAACTAATGCAGGTGGAAAGAAGTTTGAAGAAGTTGTCGGTAAGCTTTATGATCTAGTACCTGATGCATTGCATGGAATTATAACAAAAGAAATGATTAGTGAAATTGTTCAAAGTACTTTTGATGAAATTGAAGAATACGTTAAGATTCAATTAGATAATGGAATTGATAAAATCAACGTCAAAGGTGACTAATGGGAAAAGTTATCACTATTGATCTAGAATATGTTTTATGGCTTTTTGGGTTCATTGCTTCCGCTTGGGGAGTAGTTAAAATCATTAAAGAAGTAAAGAAACCTAATGACGATTTAAAAGAAACTGTTAGAAAACATGAAGAATGGTTAGTAAGAGATAATGAGAGAATAAAATCAATTGAAAGTTTAGTTATCACGCAAGAAGGGATTAAGAAAGAATTGAATGAACATTCTCGAAGGCTAGGAGAACATGAAGAAAGATTAGAAGAAGATAAGCAACGTGGTAATTTGACATTAAAAGCAAATATCGCAATTATCAACAATATGCTTTCTGAAAACGACAAAGATAAACTCCAAGAAACTAGAGATGAGATTCAAAACTTTCTACTAGATAAAAATTAAGGAGGTTAAAGAATGGGAACTCCACAAGAATTTTATAACTATGCTCTCAATAAGGTTTTTAACAACAGAGGGCAAATAATGAACATAAATTATGTTCAAAGTGAAGAACCATATGGTGGCCAATGCGTTTCATTAATTCAAGGATTGATGGCATGGGGAGGAAAGCCATGTATTCCTCGCGGACACGCTCGTGATTGGTGGTTTAATCGAGCTAGTAATGGTGTATTAAGTTATTTTGATGTTGTTACAGGTGCTCCCCAAAATGGTGATGTTGGAGTATCTGTAGGCGGTGATGCAAGATATGGACATATATTTATCTATTGGGAAGGTAGGGCGCTCTCTCAGAATGTTCTAGGCAACCCTAAAGCTATGTTGTGGCCATTAAACTATCAAGGAGCTATTTGGGGATATTTAAGACCTAAATTCTATACAAACGCTTCTACATATGATTCTTCTCAATTAATTAAAGAGAATGGAATTGCCACATTTGAAAATGATACTGCAATCGTTATTCATAGAGATACTCCAACAGGTGCTTCTTATGGAACATTTGTAAAGGGCGAAAAACAAGTATATACAGAAAAATGGGTAGGACTTGGACATAGATGGATTTCATGGATTCACACTAATGGAGTAAGATGTTTCGCAGCAGTTAGTGGTAGTGAATCATATGGCGTTGAACCATGGGCCACAATTAGTGCTCCTGAAACAAAAGATATTGAATTAACACAGGAAGATGGAATTGCTGAATTTATTGTTGATGGTGTGCATAAGCACTACGACAATCCAAGTGGAGAAATCTTTGGCCAATGTAATTCAGGAGATGAGATTCGTTATTATTGGAAATGCGTTACAAATGGACATAGATATGTTGTAGGTAAAGAAGGAGACAGAAAGTTCTTTGTCGCAGTGTCTGCTACAGAGGATAGAAGCCAAATGTGGGCGAAATTTAGTGCTCCTGATACAAATACTAAGGAAGATACAAAAGAGCCTTCTAAGCCTTCTACAGAGACTTCTAAACCAACTACAACAGATTACACTAAGAATGTTAATGGATATGGAATTGATGTTTCGCAATGGAATAGTTCAGACATTGATTTATCAAAACATGACTTTGTGATCGTAAGAGCTTCTTACGGAGAACATACAGACAAAAAATTTGAATATTTTGTCAATAAGTGTGAGGAATTGAAGATTCCATATGGCGTGTATGTCTATGATTATGCTTTGAATGATGAACAAGCTAGAGCTGAAGCGGAATACGCATACAATCTAATCAAGGACAAAAATGTTCAATTAGGTGTATGGTTTGATATGGAAGATGCAGATAACTATAAGAAAAAAGCTGGTGTATTAACAAAAGAAAGATGTTCTTTCTCATGTAAAGTGTTCTGCGACTATATGAGTTCAAAGGGATATTATACAGGTGTTTATACGGGCACTAATTGGTTAGGAACATTTGTAGAAACAACTTATCCTATTTGGCTTGCAGCATGGAATCAAGATGATGGAAATGTTAATTCAGACCATTCAGATATTGCGGTTATGCACCAATATACTTCAAATCCTTTCGATAAAGATGTTATTTATCATGATATTGATTTTTATAAGTCAAATCCTAAGAAAGATGAATCAAAAGACGATAAAAATGATGAAAATGGTTCAGAAAACAAAAAAGATGAACCAAATACAGATTCTAAAGACGATAATGGAAACAAAATCAATGTGACAGGAATCAATAAATTGATTGAACTGTTGCTAAAGATCGTTGAAAAAATCGCTAATCTGTTCAAATAATTGTACATAATGTACGAAATACGACATGAAACACTCGATTTTGCACAAAAACTGCAAAAAATAGGTTTATATGTCGTGAACGAAAAATATAATTGGTGGAAATGGAAACCGTGTTGCTCCTTAAATATCACGCAAGCTCGAGGTAGCCAATTATAATAAATATCTCATCTACCATTTTTAGGAAGAAGGAGAAACGAAACCACTAGGTATTTAGTTGCTTAGTGGTTTTTGCGTTTATGTGCTATAATATATGCACATAGATTAGTAGAGTGCACAATACGACCAATGCCTTAATATGGTATAATATCTATGCTTAGGGGAATACAATCGTATTCTTCTTTTTTTCATAAAAATATTTGTGCTTGTGATATAATCATGTTGCTAGGAAAAGTAGAGCTATAAAGGCCCAAGCTCTCTTTGGTGTAGTGAAAATTGCAGACGTGCAATTGAATCTTAACATTTCTCTTATGGGCGACTAGCAAACAACTACAAAATGTGACAATTGCTAAAAGCTCCCCCTTTTTGTAAATGTCACCAAAACGATTCCATACCTAACACATCCAGGTATGGTTTTTGTTTTTTAACAAATCTTAAAAATTATATGCTATATTATTGATGTGTTCTTCATAAATGGACACAACCCTTTCTAAGATAACTTTATGCAAAAGAGTCTCCTTACCAAGCGGGAGGCTTTTTTGTTTATATATTGTTTTGGCATAATGGCATAAAGTGTGTGGCATAAAACATGGAATATTTTTTTAGGTTCAATTAAATAAAATGTGGTAAAAAATGAGAAAATATGAGAACATAAAATAAACTAGATGAATAAAAAATAAAGAAAAATAAAGAGCTAGAAACTATCAAATATCAATTCAACAAAAAGAAAATTGCTTTATATAAAACGTAATACATATTATTGGCATGATATTGGCATAAAATATCCTTATTTTTCACCTATTTTCACTAGTTTTTTATAAAATTTATATGTTATCTAAAGAAAGAGGGAAAATTACATGGCAGTAAAAAAGATGAAAAAACAGGTACGTGGTATTTCTATGGTTCTTACAAAATGAAGAATGGAAAGTATAGACAATACAAGAAACGTGGATTTCCAAAAAAGAAAGATGCAGTAAAAGCAGAGATCATATTCAAAGAGAATGCGAAAGATCCATACAAGAATATTACATTGGAAGGCTTATTTGACGTTTATGCAGCTTATACAGAAAAGAGAATAAAAGAAAGTACCTATAAAGTTCAGAACAGGTTGCTTGAAAGATGGATTGATATTTTAGGTGATGTAAACATAAAATCAATAACAACCAATGATATAGAGGTTGCAATGGAATTAATGCTTAATAACGTAGGATATGAAACCGCAAAGAATTATTTATCTAGAATCAATAAGATGATGCGATTTGCAGTTCGTAAAGGATATTTAGAAACTAATCCTTGTTCCCCAATAGAATTGTTCAAAGACCCAAACGAAAAGAAAGCAGAAATGAAGTATTGGACTTTGGAACAATTCAATCTATTTATTCCTTATGTTGAAAATCCTTTGTATCATCTTCTATTTGATAATCAATTCTATATGGGGATGAGAATTGGCGAAACATTGGCTTTGACTTGGGAAGATGTGGATTTAGAAAACAATACGATTGCAATCAAAAAAACATGGTCAAAAGACTTACATAAAATCACAACTCCAAAAACTCCTAATAGCTATAGGACAATTACAATGCCCCAGTTCTTATCGGATGAATACAGAGAATTTAAGGAGATGTTGGATGCTCCTGAGAAATCATTTGTGTTCGGTATAGATATACCCGTATGCAACACGACAGTTAGAACGAGAATGAGAGAAGCCATTAAAATTGCAAATGAAAACAATGAAGAACAAATTCCTATTATTCGTATTCATGATTTAAGACACTCATGTGCTTCATATATGATTGGCAATATGGTAAGAGATGGAAGCTCACATTTTAGCTTGTATGACGTTGCAAAGCGTTTAGGAGACAATCTGAGCACTGTATTGAGTGTTTATGCTCATTGGCTTCCTCAAGCAGATAAAGGAATCGCAAAGTTTATGGATAAAGATAATGCACTAGATTAATTTCTAGTGCTTTTTTGTATGCAAAAAGAAAAACACACCCTTTAGCGAGTGTGTCTTCCATGAAATAGAGAGAGATGAAAATACAGTTGCCTATTTACAGGCACTTAAAGTTTATCATGTTTCGTTGCGGACGTTTTGTGCTACCAAAACAATACGTACAATGTAACTAGAATGAAAACTATAATAAAGAATGGCAGTAAATATTTAAAGAAGAAGGCAATAACAAGTAAATAAAAAAACCACTTATTACCGTTTCTATTATACTTCCTGTAGCCTTTCCTATACCTAATAATCCAAGTGTTAATAAGCATACGAATATAATCATTTATATCATCACCTTTTTATCTCTACTACATAAATTCATTTTCTTTGTGCTCAAATTCTGATGGGGTAGTATTATACAATTTACAAATCTTTTTTAGATCATCCCAGAGCAAAGTACTTACACCATTCTCGGTATCAGAAACCCATTGTTGACTTTTTAACATGGATTTAGCTACATCTTTTTGTGTAAGATTTGCTCTTTTTCTGAAATATTTAAGCGTTTGTCCTGTTGCGTTAATATCCATGAATAAGTTTCCTCCTCTAATATAAGAATAACATAATACCGACCATAATTGTATATGTACATATAAAAATTTTTCATGTAAAATACAAAAAAAGTTCATCTTACCGTTGACAACGATAAATAGATGGATATAATAATAAGTGAAGATATCGATAAGGACGGTAACGAGAAAGGAAGATGTTAATGACAGAAACAGTTCCAAAGTTCACATTAAAAGCATTACGTGTGAATAAGAAAAAAACTCAACAAGAGATTGCTGATTACTTAGAAGTCAATCTAAGAACATATCAGAAATATGAAAAAGACCCTGATACTATGTCATTGGGAAACGCAAAAAAATTAGCTAAACACTACGGAATTTCCTTAGATTTGCTAAGCTAAATTTTTTTAAAAATAAATACCGATAAGAACGGCAAGAATGGGGATAAAATGAACGAATTGAAACAATTTAATTTTGAAAACAATCAAGTAAGAACATTACTTATTAATGACGAGCCTTGGTTTGTTGGGAAGGATGTAGCAGAAATCTTAGGGTATTCAAACCCAAGAGACGCATCGTCAAAGCACGTTGATAGTGAAGATAAGAATAGCGTCGCAATTCACGACGGAAATAAAGGAAACCCTAACTTGACTATTATTAATGAATCAGGTGTATACGCATTAGTATTTAGCTCAAAACTTCAAAGTGCTAAAAAATTTAAACATTGGGTTACAAGTGAGGTACTTCCAACACTTAGAAAAACAGGAAGTTATGCTACACCGCAACTTACAGGTGAAGAATTAATGGCTAAGGCCTTGATTGAAGCTAAGTCAGTATTGGAACGACAAAACAAACAGATTATCGAGATGAAACCGAAAGCGTTGTTTGCCGATACGATAGCAGCTAGTGATAGTTCAATCTTAGTTGGTCAAGAAGCTAAATTGATTAGTCAAAGCGGATGTAAGATGGGTCAAAATCGTTTCTTTGCTTGACTAAGAGAAAATGGGTATTTGTGTTCTAAAGGCGAAAATTACAATATGCCAACGCAAAAATCTAGAGAAATGGAATTGATCGAAATCAAGATTAGAACAGTAACGAATCCTGATGGTTCTGTAAGAGAAACTAAGACACCAGTTATTACAGGAAAAGGTCAGATTTATTTCATTAATAAATTCAAAAATGCATAAAACGATAAGAAAGGGTGAATAAAATGGCAGAACCAAGTGGAAGAATGGATTGTGGAAGTACAGATTCAATTAGATTAATCCATGAATCAGTACAAATGGAAGAAAGAGTTCTTGATGTACTAATCAGAAACGGATGCAAAAGTGAAGATTTAAAAAAAGTATCAAGCTTGCTTTCCATGATTTACGGATACGGATTTGAAGTTGGGAAAAGATGTGTAAAGGAATGAAAGTGTTGCTTGGATATAGAGACATCATGGAACTTGGTGTTTCTAAGAAAACCGCATACAAGATGTTGAATCTTATATGCGAATCTGAGGCTTATAAAAAGTCCAATCTATCCAAGGTGATAGATACAAAGAAAGTTCCAACAAAGTTATTTATCAGGATGTTTCCTGAGTTCAAAGAAAGGCGTGAACAACATGATGGATGTAGATGATTTAAGAGAGTTAGATGACGACAGATACATTGATGAAGATGAGGAGGAAGAACAAGATGAGTACAGTTACGAAGACTACTGCTACGACTTTTGCAAAGCAGAAAGAGACGAAGAAGCCTGGTTCTAGATCAACTGCAAAGAAGAAAGCAGTTGAATTAGGTGATTGTATCACGCTTCCTTCTTTTGCTAATAACGAGTACGAAACTCATTACTCAATGCTAGTTAGAAGTCAAAAACAAACGCATATGGTTAATTGTGCTGCTAAGTTTAATTACATTTGCTCGTTAATCTGTTTATTAGTTTCTCTAGCTTTCATGGTGATAGCTAATTGGTACATAAGAGGTTTGTAAGATGACACAAACTGAAAGAGTTATCAAGCACCTAAAGGAATACGGATCTATCACTCCTTTAGAAGCAATTAGGGAGTATGGAATCACTCGTTTAGGTGCTCGTATATGGGATTTAAGAGACTTGGGATATGACATTGAAACTCAAACTGAAACTTCAAAAAAATCGGTTTGGAGATAAAACATCATATGCAAAATACATATTGAAAGGAGAAGTTAAAAAATGAATCTATATCAAGACACCGATAAATTCAGTGTTGAAAAGTATGGAAGCCATGAAGAATGGCTAAAGAAACGTGGTCGTGGAATTGGTGGTTCAGATGCAGCTTGTTTCATGGATTTGAATCCATGGAAAACATTAAATCAGTTGTGGCACGATAAAAAGTTCGGTTCACAACAGATTACAAATGATGCTATCGAGTATGGAAATACTGCAGAGCCTTGTTTAAGAACATTATTTCAGGCGAAACATCCTGAACTAGATGTTCAATATGTAGATAACGTTACATTGGTTTCTAAGGAACATGAGTTCTTGAGATACAGTCCTGATGGATTGATTTACAACAAGGAAACAGGAGAAAGAGGAATCTTAGAAATTAAAACATCTAAGATAATCAATTCTCAGAGTTTGCAGAAATGGGGCAGTAAAGGAAACGAAACAGTTCCTGATAACTATTATTGCCAAACTTTAGAAGGATTGATCGTTACGGATTTTGATTTCGTTATTTATTGTGCAGAACTAAGATTTGCAGATGGTGATGCACGAATCATAGAACGTTCATATCGAAAAGAAGAAGCTTTAGACAGTATGAACGATCTAAAACAAGCAATGATAGAAAAATGGGATAGGTACTTCATAGGTGATGTAGAACCACCTATCACATTGTCTATATAGAAAAAGAGGAGATGGAAATATGGAATTTAATTTAGAGGTACGTGCACAAAACGGAAAAGTGTACACAAACGCAAGTGATTTATTACCTGAAATCAAAGAAGGTTTAAAGCACTACAACTATGTAGTAGATGAAGACAACTACAAGAAGGCTAAAACAGATAGAGCAGCTTTAAACAATTTGGTAAAGCTTGTATCTGATAAGCGTAAACAAGTTGAAAATGATGTATTCGCTCAGTGGTTGCAAGACAAGAAAGACATCATGCAAGTTGAAAAGACTATCAAAGCAGCATCCGATAAATTGGGTGACGGAATTAACGAGGTTGACAACGCAGAAAAAGAATTAAAGCGTAATCAAATCAAAGAGCTATGGACAAACATGACGAACAACAAATATCCATTCGATTTAGTTTTTGAAGAAAGATATTTGAACAAGTCTGTTAAGCCTAAAGAAATCGAAGAAAGCTTGAATAACAAGTTCTTGAAAGCAGAGGAACAATTATCATTCATTGAAGCTTCTTTACCTGAAGATGAACTACAGGCAGAACAAGTTATCCAATTGTTCTGTAAGACTTTGGATCTAAGCAAAGCTACAGAGAGAATCAATGAAATTAAGGAAGCTAAAGCAAAGCTTCAAGAAAAAGTAAATGCTCAGATTGAGCAATCAAAAAAAGCTCAAATGGAAAGAGAAAATGTAGCACCTGTTCAGAGCCAATTAGAAGCTCATGAAAGCCCAAGTCAAACTCAAACAAGAAGATATTGCGTATTCCGTATTGAAGGCTCTATGAAAGAGTTACAAGCTTGCAATCCAATTTTAAATCAACTTATTAAAGAACATGATGTAAAAATCAATATTTTAGAAAAAGGAGAATGTTAATTATGTTACAAAACAATATTGCAAAAAAGAATGACAATCAATTGGTAGAATTTTCTGCTAACGGAGAAAAAGTTAAATTAAGTCCAGCTATCGTAAGAAATTACTTAGTAAACGGAAATGGTCAAATTACAGACCAAGAAGTTGTGTATTTCATTAATTTGTGTAAATCACAAGGTTTGAATCCATTCATTAAAGATTGCTACTTAATCAAGTACGGAAACACTACACCAGCTCAAATGGTAGTTTCTAAAGATGTTTTCTTAAAACGTGCCGAAAGAAATTCAGAATTTGATGGTTTAGATGCAGGAATCATTGTAATTAATAACGAAAGTGGTGAATTAACTTACCGAAAAGGTGCTTTCTATCTTAAAGATCGTGAAGAAGTTGTAGGTGGATGGGCAGATGTGTTTAGAAAGAACATTTCTCATCCTACACACATTGAAGTTTCTGTTGAAGAGTATGCAGGAAGAACGAAGGATGGAAAACTTAACTCACAATGGGCGTCTAAAATGGCCACTATGGTTCGTAAAGTTGCGATTACTCAAGCGTTAAGAGAAACATTCCCTAACGATTTCCAACAGATGTATTCAGAGGAAGAAATGAATGTTGATATGAAATTGGATGAAACTCCAATCCAACAACCTACACAACCAATTGAACAAGCACCTGTTCAACCACAAACATATTCTCAACCCGATGAACCGCAACCCGAAGGTGTAAGTCTTGTATAAATCAAAACGTAGCCAAGCTACAGACATTCCTAAATCAGTTAAAGATACTGTATGGGAAAGAGATGGGAGAATGTGTATCTTTTGCGGTTCTCCCTTCGCATTTCCCGAAGGACACGTAATTCCAAGATCGCAAGCAGGACTTGGAGTAGAGAAAAACATTATTACAGTATGTAGAAGATGTCACAATCTTTTAGACCAGAGTCCAAAGAGAGAGAAAATGCTAGGAATTGCCAAAAGATATTTAGAACGTATCTACGGACATATTGATGAATCAGAGGTGAAATATAATGCTAAGTCAAAATGAACTGTTGTTTAAATACAATCCATTCAAAATAAAACATTGGAATGACGAAGAAATAGAAGAACAATTAGGAATCCTAGTTGATGCTTATATTTCAGATGCAGAGACAGTAATGGAAATGGCATTAAACATTGAAAACCTCGCAAATCAAATGTTCTTGATTGGTGAAATGATTGCTAGATTACAGGAAAGTTCAAACATTCTAAAAGCAGATATAGAAAATAAAACAAATCAAGAGATTTATATTGCACGCAGCACTTGGGAACGTGAACATGATGGAAAAGCACCTAGTATTAAATACTTTGAAGCTTTAGCAGGCCAAAAAGTTTCTGAGGAAAGAACTAAGTTTGCAAAAGTTGATTCTGATTTAAAACGTTTCAAAACTGCTTATGAAAGTATAGAAGCAAAGATGAACTCAGAAAAGAAAAAACTTGATGCTACTAAGTTTGAAATTGGAGGTGCGTAAGATGATTTTAGGTATTGATCCAGCAAATGAATACAGTGCATTTGTTGTAGTTGAGAATGATTTATCGGCAGTTGTAGATAAAGGGAAAATTCCTAACAAAGAATTGCAAGATAAAATCTCAAATTGGAAAGCAGAAAATTATCCAATTGATTATGTGGCGATTGAAGGAATACAAAGTTTCGGTATGCCTGTAGGTCAAACAACATTTGAAACTTGTTACTTTATAGGGCGTTTATTAGAGCGATTTGAAGCTTTCGACATAGAACCTACATTAATATACCGAAGTGAAGAAAAAATGCTTCTATGCCACTCTATGAAAGCGACAGACGCAACTATTAGACAAGCTCTTATTGATTTGTTTGCTAAAGATACTCCAAACAAAGGAAAAGGTACAAAAAAGAATCCTGGTTACTTTTATGGATTTAAGGCGGACGTTTGGAGTGCGTTTAGTATCGCATACGTGTTCCATACAAAGTACATAGGTACAGAATGCTAGGAGGTGTGAAGTATGGCAGTGATTAGAGTAAATAACACTAAAGGATTTACAGTAATGAGCAATTACCATTTTCAAGATAAAGAAATCTCACTAAAAGCAAAAGGACTTCTTGGTTTGATGCTTTTTTTACCTAGTAATTGGGATTATTCAGTAAATGGATTGGTTGCAATCGTAAAAGAAAATAAAGCAGCAGTTCAAACCGCACTAAAAGAACTTGAAGAACACAAATATTTAAAGCGTACTAGAGTTCAAGATGAAACAGGAAGATTTGATTACATCTACGATATTTACGAGAAACCGTATGACAAATTACCGTGTACGGAAAATCGGTGCACGGATATTCAATGCACGGAAGTTCAGTGCACGGAAAATCAACCACAAATAAATACTAATAAAATAAATACTAATAAACAAAATACTAAAGAATTAAATACTAATGAATATAAAGAAAAAAATATAAAAAAAGAAAGTGTTAATTCTGTTATTGCAGAGTATACAGAAAACAAAGATTTGCAAGATGCATTGCATGGTTTTGTTGAAATGCGTACGAAAGCAAGAAAACCTCTTACTGTTAGAGCAATGAAGTTATCTTTACATGTATTAGATAATTTGGCAGTAGATGATGTTACCAAGATTGCTATTGTAAATCAGAGCATTGTACATACTTGGTCAACATTCTACAAACTGCAGAACAATAACAATGGTGGTCAAAGACAATTGACGAGAAAAGAAATGGGGTATGCATTTTGACGTTAGAAGAAACTGAAAGAATCTTACAGGTGCTTAGAATTAATTACCCAATGAGTTACAAAAACATGACCCAAGAAGATACACAAGCCTATTTAAAACTTTGGCAAGTATCTTTTAAGGATTATGAATACTTAGTTGTAGCAAAAGCAGTTAATCAAATTATTCAAAGTGACACAAGAGAGTTTGCTCCAAATGTAGCTCAAGTCAAAACAAGAATCAGTAAAACTGCAATTGGGAAAACTAAGGAAGCTGGAGAGGCTTGGGAAATCGTTTTAAGGAACGCTAAGTGCGACCCTCATACGAGTAAGGTCAACTACGATAAACTGCCTAGAAACATTCAGAAAGCACTCGGAGGGAGCTATCTGTTAAGAGATATTGCGTGGAGTAATAAAAAAGACTTGCAATACTACCGAGACAGATTTCTACAAGCCTATAAAGAGATTTGTGAAGAAGAAGTACAGTTATTAAATTCAGGTCAAATCAGTTTGGAAATGTATCAACAACACGATCAATTGCCTGCACCTCCAAAAAAGGAGGGTGGCATGAAGATGTTGGGGGATTTGATGAAAGGATAAAAAGTAGGAGGGGTAGTAAGTGCAATATTATATGTTGGATAAAAATGATATATCAGTTGTACGTGGAATCGTATCTTCAAAAGATGTAATGAAGGAATTGGGCATTACAAACGCTCAATTCCATAAGATGTTGAGAAACGAGGAAACATACAAAGGATGTATTCTTCTTCCTATTGAAACGGATGAGGAAGAAAGAAGAAAAGTAACAAGTGAAGATGACGAGCAATTCCAACTACTTGGCGAAAGTAAAACAGGAATCAGATATTACATTACAAGTTATTTAAGAGTTGTTTCTGTTGATCTAAAAGGCAATCAAAAGGAAATGAAAGCTAAAAAGGAAACGGAATCAATTTACAGAGTTGTAGTGAATCTTAAAGAAGGAAAACGATACTTGAATGTATTATTTGAAGCCTACAAAGCTTTTGTTGGGGAAATGGAAAAGAACGATTCTATCGCTTGGGACGGAGAAATGAAAATTGAAAACCTAAGAGTTATCAAATTAGCTCAAACTCAAGGATTGAGAAACAAGAAGAAAGTGAGAATAGGCGATACAGTTTATTCTTCAATCGCCGAGTGTGCTAGAAAGAATTTCATTTCTAAATCACATATGTATCAGATGATAGAAGGAATCAGACCTAATTCAATAGGTGTTGAATTTGTATAAAGGAGTTGAAAAGAAATGAACAGAGTTATTTTATCAGGAGAAATCGGTAGCGATATTGTTTTAAAGAAAACAGCTACAGGACAAAGCCTATGTAACTTCTCAATTGAAGTAAAAGAAAAAGGTAAGAACGGACAAGAGTTTAAATCTTTTTTTGATTGCACTGCGTGGGGAGAAAATGCAGAACATATTAATCAATATGGATTTAGAGGACAACATATTGCAGTTGATGGAAAGCTTCAGAAAAGCTCATACACGAACAAAGACAATCAGAAGGTGTATAAGACTAGCGTTTATGTTATGGACGTAGAATTGGCTTTAAACAACGCTACAATGCCACAAACACAAGCATATCAACGACAGCCTCAACAACAGACACAGCAGCAACAAACAGTTCCATTTACAAATCAAGTAAATTACCAATCATATCCTGAACATCATGATATGGACGAAGGGATGCCATTCTAGATGATTGCGAAAAGATATGATGATGAACTTATGTACAGTGTTCAAAAATGTTATGGCGATAACAAATACAAATACTGTACAAAAGATGGAAAACTAGCTTTTAAAAAGCCTGGTAAAGATTTTCTAGGGGCAACAAAGGAAAGCATTATGAATCTGTATGTAATTGAAGGAAGTCTATACATTGGAGAATATGTTGATGGTGGTGACGATAGATGAATGGAATCAAAAAATTTAATGGGCTTAATGTGAGTAGTAAATTTGCGATTTGCGGATTACCGATAAGAATTGATTCTTATAAAACTTGCTCATTTGGGTGCAAATATTGTTTCGCAGAAAACAGAAAGATAATGCAATATGGAAAAGAAATACAGATTGCAAATGTTACTCAAGTTAAAAACAAGCTCAAAAAAGTTTTTGATGATAGGAACGTTGATGATACAAATTTTTTAGAAACATTAATAAGCAATGGAATTACATGGCATTGGGGGGGGATGAGCGACCCATTTCAACCGTGCGAGAAAAATCTTAAAATCACAAAACAATTGCTTGATGTAACAAATAAATATGGAATACACGTATTATTTTCAACAAAAAGCGACACTACTTATGATTGCGATATAAGACCAGATTTGCATACATTTCAATTAAGTATCACTAACGTTGAAAACCACACCAACATTGAGCCAAATGTTCCAAACATTGAGAATAGGTACAAATTTTACAGAGAATTGAAAAATAGAGGGTTTAAAGTTGGCATTAGAATACAACCATTTATCCCTGGTGTATCAAACTTGAAAATTGTAGAAATGTTTAAAGATGCGGATAACTTTACGTTAGAGGGAATTAAAATAGTTCCACAAAACGAGCAGTGTAAAAAATTTATTCTAAATGAGTTGAATTTAGAAAAAAAAGACTTCACGCAAATGGGACTTCTTAATTTGAAACCTTCAATCAGATTAGAAATGTATAAACCATTCATAGAATATTTTCAAGATTATGGCATACCATTTTCTATCGCAGACAATGACTTACACTACATTGGAACAAATAAGTGTTGTTGTGGGGATAGGTTAGTAAATAAAAGTACAACTTTTAATAACACTGCAATGATAAAGAGATATGGTGATGGATACGCTAAAGAGCAACTTGATGAAGAAATATTTGATTGTGGTGTAAGAGATTGCAAATGTAACCAATTATTTACATCAAATAGGCAAGAGGGATGTATTAGTGTACAAGATTTTTACGATAAAAGATTTTATAGGAAATCAAGTCCATTTTCTCCCATGTTTCAATTTGATGAAGATGAAATACATTGTAAAGAAACAGTTATAAGCAAGAATATTTTCACATATAACAATAAAAAGTATGAACAAGAAACATTGTTTTAAATAGGAGTAAAAAAGATGGAAGTACATTGTTTATTTGAACAATCAGGAACATTTAAGAATGAGTTCATAAAGCTAGGAATCAATGCTTATGACTACGATATTCAAAATGAGTTCAATCAAACTGATTATGTTATTGATTTGTTCAAAGAGATTCGGGGGGGGGGTATCATAACGAACCTTCCATATTTGACGGGATAAAGAAAGACGATTTAATCATTGCTTTCTTTCCTTGTACAAGGTTTGAAGCAAAAGTTCCTCTTTGGTTTAGAGGACAAGCCCAACAACAGAAAAATTGGGATGATATAAAGAAATTAGAATATAGCATGAAGCTGCATGATGAACTACATGAGTTATATGAATTAATCAGTATGTTAGTTGTTGTAGCTGAAAAAAGAGGATTGCAGATGATTATTGAAAATCCATATACGCAACCTCATTATTTGACAAGTTATTGGTGCATAAAGCCTTCTATGATTGATAGAAATAGAAGAATGGACGGAGATTATTTCGAGAAGCCGACTCAATATTGGTTCATTAATTGCGAAGTACAAAATAACTTAGATTTTGAACCTATTGAATTTGTACCTAAGAAAGTAATTTCTAAGGTTAAAAAAGGTGAATACAGTGTGCAAACACAAAGAAGTATGATTCATCCACAATATGCACGAAGATTTATAAAACAGTATGTTTTGAAGGAAGAATAAATGAAAACAAACAGAAAGGAAAATTAATCTTATCCTAGTGAAACTAGGTTGAGTTAAATGTGATGTGTTCGCTCATAAAATTTAAACACATGGATTAACAATCAAGTAGCAAATTAACCGAGTCTAGAAATTAGATTATCGGTTGATTAATTGACAGAAAATGATTTTATTCTATTCGACAGAATAGAAGTAATAAAAAAGACGATTGAGAAATATGGAGAAGAAAACTTCTACATATCTTTCTCAGGAGGGAAAGACAGTACAGTATTACATCATTTAATTGATGAAGCTATACCTGATAACAAAATTCCTAGAGTATTCATTAATACAGGGATTGAATATAACGAAATACGGATGTTTGTTGAGAAATTGACAGAAAATGATTGTAGATTTGTTATCTTCAACTCTGGGGTAAACATAAAGGAAATGTTAAACGAAAAAGGCTATCCTTTTAAATCAAAAGAGCATAGCTGCAAGTTATCAATGTTCCAAAAGAAGGGAACGGAAACAAAGTCGGTAAGTAAATATATCAACGAAAAGAGTTTCGGTTGTCCTGATGTCCTTAAATATCAGTTTACAGATGACTTTAATTTAAAAGTTAGTGATAGATGCTGCTACGAATTAAAGAAACATCCAATACAACGATACGAAAAGGAATCGGGAAGAAGAATTTCAATACTCGGTTTAAGAATGGGCGAGGGCGGACAAAGAGCAAATCACGAAGGATGTGTTGTGTTTAACAACAATCATGAATTGAAGAAATTCAAGCCTTTAAATCCATGCTCAAATGATTTTATAGAGTGGTACATAGAATCAAGAAACATAGAATTATGCAGATTGTATTATCATCCATTCAATTTTAAAAGGACAGGTTGTAAAGGATGCCCATATGCGATTGATTTACAAGATCAATTAGAAATTATGGATAAATACTTCCCAAACGAGCGTAAGCAATGTGAATTGATTTGGAAGCCTGTATACGAGGAATATAGAAGGATTGGTTATCGGTTAAAAAGAATAGAAGAAAAGAGATTGTTCTAAAGGAGTAAAGAATGAAAAAGAAATGCAAAGTGTGTGGTAAAGAGTTTGAAACTAAAAGCAACAGAGCAATTTATTGTAGTGATAAATGCAAACGTTCAGCTATTAGAGAAAAAGAAAAACCGTTAATAATTAAAAGAGCAAAGGATATGTCTAGAGATAAAAATAAAGTTTACTCATTGTATCAATGCAGATGTGCTATATGTGGATGGCAGATAAGTGAAAATTTGGTTATTCACAAAGGAAAAGCATTGCATTCATATGGTTGCGAAATACACCACATTGTGCCTGTTTCAGAAGGCGGGAGTGGCGAACTAGATAATCTGATTATGTTGTGTCCTAATTGCCATAAAAAAGCAGATTACGGAGTTATTACACGTGAACAACTTAGAAAATCTCAAAAAAAAGAATGTGATAATGAAGATTTTAGCAATAGAGCAGAGAATATGATTGCTAAATTACTAGGATTATAGAAGGAGAAACAAATGACAAGTACAGAATTAATTAAAGATATGCTTGAAAGACAGAAAGCGTATGACGAAGAAGTATTTAAGAAGCATAATGTTGACTATGTTTCTAAAAGCCAATTAGAAAGTGCATTGTTTGATGAATTAGGAGAATTAATGCACTCTCAAAAAGCTGATTGGTGTTGGTGGAAGTTCACACAAGAAGAAAAAGACGAAGCTAAAGTATTTGAAGAATACATTGATGTTGTACACTTCGCTTTAATGTATGAAATCAAGTTCGGTTCAGGATGCTATCAAGATGAGGACATTAAGTGGAATTACAACAAGTTGAAAACGGATTTAGGATTTGGACAAGCATATGCATTTAGTTGTGTAATCAGTTTAACACGAGATGATAACGTATTAGCTTACGTAATCGCATTAGGATTGCATTTAGGATATTCGATTGAAGAAATCTATAACGAATATATTCGTAAGAATGAGATTAATAAAGAAAGATTAGCGAAAGGGTACTAGGTATGTGGATTAGAAGTCAAGATAAAAAGATATTAACTGAAATTCATGATGTAGAAATTGATAGTGGATTCAAAGTGTGGGGCAGTGGTTCTTTAATTGGTGAATATTCAACAGAAGAAAAAGCTATGAGAGTCATGGACATGATACAAAAACAAATTGTTCGTTCAGAAAGTTATGAAATCGTAAGACCTATTTTAAAATCAGACCGTTTTAACCCGTATTGAAAAAAAGAGAAGTTGTGTTTAATATGCCAGAGGACACTGAAATATGAGGAATGTTTAAAAGAGAAAGAAGGAAATACAGATGATTAATTTAAAGAACGGATATGGAATTGTATCGGACGGAAAAAGCTATACGCTAGTTCAAGATGCAATTCAAAAAAGCAAAGACGGAGTAGAAACGGAAATCAAGAAACAGATTTCCTTTCACTCTACATTAGAAGGAGCTTTACAATGCTATTCAAACTGTAGAATGGCAGATTTAGTTTCTAACGTAGATTTAGATTTGAAAGAAGTTAAACAGGCTATTGACGATTTAAAAAGGGAGATAAAGGCATATGAACAGTAAGCACGCAGAAAGATGGGAAGAATTACGCAAGGTAAACCCAAATTTAGCAATGGAGTATTTAAGAATTTACACAACTATGGATAAAGCTCAAAAACATTTTAATAATTTTAAAAAAGAATGTAACGATTGGCTAGATAATATTTATAAGTTAGGAGTGAAATAAAATGACTGCTAGAGAAATGTTTAAAAAACTAGGGTATAGAAGAAGTACGGATATAGATGTGATTAAGTACAGTAAAAAATTAGATGATACATTTTACTTGATTGAATTCATGTTTGATTTATTGGAAAAAGAAATTGTGTTAAATGATAATTGTTATGAGGCATATATAATTACTTGTGATTTATTAAAAGCTATTAACGAGCAAGCAAAGGAATTGGGGTGGATATGATGATATATTTCTTTGCAGGATTTTTCATAGGTGGCATAGCTTCAATGCTACTTTATTCCTTAGTTGTTTCAGAACGAATCAATGAACTTGAGCTTTAAAATTGTAGATTGATTGATGATATCAATAAAGCGGAATATGAATTTAGAAAATACAAATATCAACACAGGAGATATGGATATGATGGGTTTGAAGAAACGAAATAAGCCTAAAGAAAGTACAGATGTACTAATTAAATTGAAAATCAGTGTTCCTGATGTAGATAACAGTGATTCATGCAATGTTGTAGATTCATTACTAAATGAAATTTGGGATGCTGCATGGAGTAAAGAAGGGGTTGAAGTAGAAAATTTGAAAGCTACATATGTGAAGGAGAAAACAACGAAATGATGTATTTAAGTATGGCAATTCACAATATAGCGGTAATGGTATTTACTGCGTACATGGTAATTCATGTTCATCCAATTTGGGCAGTATGTATCTTATTCACTAATAGAATTGGAGTTAGAGTTGTACGTGTTCCAATTAAGGAAGATACAAATGATGATGCAGTAGATGAAGTGTACGGGATGGATTGGAATGAAGAAGATGATAGAAACGAATCAAGTAGAGAAAAGTTTTAAAAACATAGAAGAAGCTTTAAAGAACAACGGATTCTATGCACTTTATGACGATATGGTATTAATTAAACAAGCTTTAATTGAGAGAGATAGGAAAATATACGGGTTGCAGCAGCATAACAGAAATTTAGAGGATAAATTAGAGAGGATAGGTGGTTATCATTATGGAAATCCTAAATAATAACATTTACTGGTGTGATTTACCAAAATACAGTAATACAATTCTTTATAAAAGGAGACCTTGTATCGTTATTTCAAACGACATTCAGAATAAAGGGAGTAAAACAGTGAATGTAATTCCAATTACTAGCAATTTAAAAAGAACGGACTTGCCATGTCACGTAATGGTAGATACAGGACATGAATATGGAATGGCAAAAGCCGAGCAAATCTTAACGATCAACAAAGAAAATGTTAAGTGGCATATAAAACCACTCGATAGACGAGAAGAAAAAGAAGTAAAATGTGCATTATTAACTCAGATAGGGATTATCTAGATGCCTAGAAGAGATACAGAATACGAGCATTTCAAAGAAACCTGTGGAGGATGGTTTAATTACCATGGCAATATCGGTCTAAGAGCAGGGGATGTCGCAATGGCAACTTTATTTGATGAAACCGAATTAGTGCAAATTGTATTGACTAAACCTTATACATACAATCGTTGGTGGTGTAAGATCGTTGGTTTCAATAGTGACGGAATTGAATATCTAGTTGACAGAACAATGATATTACAGATTTTAATTGATAAAGAATACAACTTGCGAAGAAAGAGAAGAAAAAACTCTTAAAATCAATTTAAACACGTCTAGAAGTGATTCTAACGAGCAAAATAGATTGAGATGAGTATTTATTAGGGTAAATAAAGAAAAGGCTAAAAACACATTTAAAATGGTAAATATGTTTATAGCCTTTTTATTATGCAAAAGAATTTAAAAATTTATTAAATTAATTATTTACAAAGATATCATTATATGCTAATATATATGTGTAAAGAAAAGTACTTAAAGGAGAACACAATATGACAAATTTAAAACAATTACAAAAGGTATGCAAAGAAGTAAATGAAAAGATGGATGTAATCAGTGAAGAAGAACTAAAAGAAATTGTAGGAAGATATTACAAAGATGATGTAATATCTTGCAGACAATGGGATTTCTTGATTGGTTACATTGAAAGAAAAGAAAAGATTAGTGATAGTTTTTCTTTTATGTATAGCGAATAGGAGGAGTAAACCATGGCAAAAACAAGCGAAGCAAAGATGCGAGCAAATAGCAAGTATGAAAAAGCTCATATCAGACAAATTCTTCTAAAGTTTCATAAAACTTATGATGCAGCAATCATAGAAAAGCTTGATTCTGTACCTAGTAAGAACAATTATGTAAGACAATTGATCTTACAGGATTTGGAAAGAGAAAAGAAATAGGCTACTAACAAATAGCCTTTTTTTTATCGTATTTTTTTAACACGTCTGCATTGAAAAATGGTATAATATATGTAGTTAAGGAGTACCTAAAAAGACCAAATATTGCCGCTCCTTGACGGGACATTTTTTACTTCTACTTACTCAGAATTGAGTGCCTCAGAGAAATCTGAGGATATTATAACGGTGTAAGTGCAATATTGGAGAAAGGGAAAATATGGAAATTACAGAGGTACGAACTAGAGAGGATATGATTAATAATTTAAAAGCCAATGGCAATTACAGTAAGTTTAAGCAAATCATGCGTGCTTCAAAAAAAAGCTTACAGTGAACGCATGGCAAATTATAAAATATCAAAATCAAAAGAAAATGCCTCTGATCTAAAAGTTGAGTGGAAATTAATTGAAGGTTTTGACGGAATATACTCTGTAAGTAATTGCGGAGAAGTAAGAAATAACAAAACAGGTAGATTAATGAAGCAAAGAAAGACCGAAAAAGGATATTTGCGTGTAGGATTGACAACCAATGGAAAGGCAAAATGTATGAGAGTCCATAGATTAGTTGCACAAGCTTTCATTCCTAACCCAGATAACAAGCCTGAGGTAAATCACATTGATTTCAATAAGGGAAATAATTGCGTAAATAACTTAGAATGGGTGACGTGCAAAGAAAATAGCGATCATTCATTTGGAAATAGAAAACGTTCTAACGAAAAAAATTACAAAAAAGTTAGTAATACAGGTGAAAGGCATATATCGTATTATAGTGGATATTATGTTGTAAGAATGTTTGGGAAAAAATATTTCAGCAAATCATTTAAAAATATAGAGGATGCTAAGAAATGCAGAGATGAAAAAATAAAAGAAATATACGGGTAAATCGCAATAAATAACGCACTACAAACGCAACAAAGTTTAGTGCCACCACATTCGCAACAACGCCCCCGAATCGCAATAGCCGACCAAATCGCAACAGGATTTGCGTGAAACGTTGCCTATAATCGCAACAGAGGTCGGGGGAAAAGAAAGAAAAACAAGTAAATTCAGAGATATAGAAACGTCCATACAATCAAATATGCTTAATAAACACGATAAGTTCCATAATGTTTACACACAAAATTGGTTTAAGTTGGTTCATAAATTGTCATCACGTAGTCATATACTACTACTGGAATGAATAGGCAGATATTTCATTTCATACTCCTTTAGAAATTCTTTATTAATTCTATATCTTGAAGATTGTATGGTTTAAGGTTCTGTAATAACAGAGCCTATGTTATAAATAGTATTAGGTATTCTGCATATTTTAAAACGATTGATCTTAGAAAAAGTGATATATCTTAGTCCCTCGGCATATATATAATAGGAAAGAGGTTCGGGGGAGATAAAGAAGGGTTTTGACTTTGGGGGAAAGAAGAAGTGAGGAGCTACGTCCTCCACAGAGCATTCCAAACCCTATAAGAAGAAGATATATACACTATTATTACTAGTATTAACTACCTATCAAGTTCTAATGTAGTTTGATGGGTTTTTTTATTGTTTTATTTGTTTAAATTAACATTTATTCACGAAAAATTAACAATATCCTTTATTTAAAGCATAATTTAAGTGTTACAAAAATAAAATTTTGTCAATATAAAAAATAAATTTTGCATTTTGTATTTTGTAATTGGCGAAAAATTTTGTATTTTGTATATTTTGTATTTTGTAAATTGTTCACGATTCTTAGACAAAAACACGGTGTGGTATAAAAATTTCCGCTATTATATTCACGATTCGTGAACAAAAATTAAAAAAGTGGTTGATAATATAACGATAACATGATATAATAGCTATGGTGAAAGGGGTGACAACAAAAAATAAGACATAAAAAAGATCTTGCTCCAACACGCTGGCAACGATTGAAAAAGCAAGATCACCAAAAAAAGAAATTAAAGACGGGCTTGTTATTCAGTTATAGGAGGTATACAACATGAAAAAATTTAATGCAATTATAAAAGAAGCAAACCAAACAAGACAAAATATTAAAGAAGTTGAAGAAAAAACAAAAGAAATACGAAACACATACTTGAATATTACGGATATAAAAGAAAGACACAAAAAAATGAAAACCGTAGAAAATGACATTGTAAAGCTTGAAGAAAAAAAGAAAGATCTAGAAATTACTATTAAAATATTAAATAGTAACGCAAAAATAGCTTTATTTAATGAGGTAATGCCTCAAGTGTTAGAAGTACTTGCAAAATATAAGAACAAGCCTTACGGGCCAAAAACAGAACAAAAAATAAAAGATGAAATAAAAGAAAAAACAAAATGTGGCTTTTATATCAGCGTAAGATACAGTTCACAAGAATATAATATCTTCCCTTTAGAGTTTAGCGGCAGCACTTATGATATTGTGTGTGGTACCAAATACATAGACGGAAAACAGAAAAACTTGCTAAATGAGAATAAAATACAAGTGCCAGAATTAAACGATCTTACAATTTATTATTCTAGTAAAGAATATATCGACAATATACCTAAAAGAATAAAAGATCTAAAAAGACTTTATAAAAAAGCGTATGAAAAACAACAGGAACTAACCGCTATATGTAGTGAATATAATAGTCTAGCTGTTGGAGATATAAAAAACATATATCCAAACATGGATATATAAAAGGGGCGTAGTTTTTCAATGGTGACTAGAAAACAGCTTGAAAAGCTAAATTGCATACAAATAATATTGCTTGCATTCTTAAAATTCTACTTATATATATGTTTCGATGCGTTGTTGTTTTTCATGGTTTTAGGCGTATTAAACATAGTTTTACCACTTATTTATAATTAATTGAAAGGATGAAAGAAAATGTTAAAAAATAATATACGTGAAAATGGTACTTGCATCATTAAAAACGATCATGTTAACCGTTGCTTTATTCTAAATGAAAAAAATGTCAATGATGTACTTTTTGAAAATAAAAGACGTTCCGAAAATCAGCAACTTTTAAATGCTGCTATGTATGGAGTATTAAAAGACTATGTTAACTCTATATTAAAAGAACACTGGCTAAGCGGTTTGAGTCTTGCACCAGCTGAGCACTTGATTGGATTATACCGCATAAATGGGGGTTATTAATAATAACCAGTATAAAGCTATTATGCGTTGTATTAATAATGAAATATTGTTAAGTTGTAGTTTATATGATGAAATAAAAGAAATGGAGTAAAAAGAAAATGAATAAAATATATATGAAAGACATTTAAAATATATGTAGCTGTATATCTGGTTTGAGTTGTCAAACTATACGATCAAATAAAAAAAGGTGCATTTAATAAGGGATATGTATATTCATATATTATATATCCTTATGGTAATTGCATTACATTTCAATTCATTGAAAATGATCATATTACTTTTAATTCATATTCAAAAAAATTTATGTTTGAGCAGCTTTTAAGATACTATAAAAAGGGATTGAATGATTGGATTGAATTATATAATAAGGATAGTTTTAAAACTAAAAGAGAAAAAAAGAGAATGAATTATTATATTAATAAATTAAATGAATTTGAAAGGCTGCTAAATGATTGATCAGTTAACAACTATACTTGTATTAATTCTACTTGCTGCTTTCTTATTCAAGTATTGGATTTGGATTATATTATTATTTATTATGTTATTTATCATAATAATTCTATTATGCTAGTTAAAACTTTAAATGTTTAACTAGCTTTTTTATTGTCTTTTTTTCTTCTTGCTTTTTTTATTGCTGCTTTGAATGATCATGATTGAATAATTGTCTATGAAATGTATACATAAATATATATACGTTTGGGGTCATGATTTGAAAATCGCAACAGGAATTGACGACCATACACACCCCATGCCTTCCCTCTCGACCAAACCACATTTTTTACACCTAGCACTGTATTAAGCAGAGTGCTAACACCAATAATTATGAATAATATCAAAACCACCCCCTTTTTTAGATAAAAATTTTAGGAAAACGAAAATTTACGTTTTGAAAAAAATGAGTTCATGTGTTTTTTATAGGGGTAAAAACGTCCGCATTGAAATAAATTATAATGTAGTGAGGTAGAGAAAGAGAGGATGAGAGTATGCCAAGGGCAAAGACTGTTTCAGAATTAAAGCGTGAGGACGAAGCTAAAAGGTTCTTTGACGAGTATTCAAAGAGTGGGAATATTACGAAGTCCATGCAAAAGATTCGTCCTGATTTAAGCGATAAGAGTGCTTATAACAAGGGATATAAGATATTAAACAGTCCATTATTTAGGAATGTCATACATGAGAGGGTAAAAAAGAGAGACCAAAGAAGTGTTATGACAGTAGAGCAACGTAGACAATGGCTAAGTGATAACATTCAAGACGAAGAAAAGGACATGAAAGACAGACTTGGATGTTTAAAGGAATTGAATAGAATGGATGGCATTGGAAAGAGCAATATTTTAAATGTTGGAAGTGTAAATAATATAACTGTTGAACAGAAAAGAGCGATTGCGGAAGAAAGAATCAACGATATATTAGGAATCAAAATGGGAAGTGAATTTTTAGATGCCGAGGTAATAGAACACGAGGAGGAAGATAGCAGTGAAGAAACAGAATCTTAGTGTTACGGAACAGTATTTTAAGGATGTAGAGGACTTAAAAGAGGCTAAAGCTATTAATAAGAGCCAAGAAGAAGTTGTTAGGTTGTTGAAGGAAGCTACCCCGAAGTATAAATTAAAGAATTGGACGAGAGGGTATATCCCCGAGCATTACAAACGATTGAATATTTCTAGACAAGAGGCTTTTAGACTTGCGGTTATCGGTGCAAGAGAGGCTTTGACATACTTTCAAGTCAATCTTCACTTTACACAAGCTATGTTGTTCGGTGCGGTTGTAGAGGGATACGATACGATATACGCCATTACTACTTCTCAGTACGGGAAAAGCTGGACTTTAGGTATGATTGCTATTTATCGTGCTTATAAAGGACATCAAGTACGAATTGCGGCCGCAACAGGAGAAACCGCTACTATCATCATGTCCAAAGTAATAGGGCATTTACAAAATGCAGACGAGTCTATTCAGAGTTCTGTATTAGATTCAGGAAACAAGATTGAAAAATTACAGACATCTACTTCCAAAACTAAGATTTCATTCAAGGGCGGAGGATGTGTAGAAATCGTTACATTAGGTGGAAACAGTGTAGACCCTAAGAAAAACAACAACGCTATCGGTAAGGGTGGAGATTATATTATTGATGAAGCGGCACAAGTCAGTGAAGATGCGTATGCCGAGATAGGACGAAGGGAATTTTCAAGTGTTGACGGTTCAAAAGAACTTGAAATTGCTATTTCCAACCCACACAAACGAGGAGAGTTCTACGATTGCATGACAAACGACAAATACCCCGAAGGAACATTAGTTGTTTGGATGGATGTCCGTACTGCATACGAAGAAGATCGTATGAAAAGTGCATCTCAGATACTAAATTCTCATTTTTACAAGAATAGAAGTACTTGCCAACGTTATTTAGTATGCGAATTAGAGGAATTTTCAGATGAAAGTATGTTTAAAACCATGACTTTAGACGACGATAAAGTCGATAGTTCCTATAAAAAGCGTTTTTTCTTAGGTGTTGACTCGGCTTATACAGGAAAAGACGGTATAGATGTTGCTTTATGCTCCCAAAATAGATACGGTTACTGTAAAATCGAGACAATTTACAATCTAAAAGAGGGTGTTTGGGTACAAGGAGTCACTTCTGAGAAGATTATTACCAAGATTGTTAAGATTATCGAGACATTAAACGTAAAATATGTTTGTGTTGACGTTGGTTTCGGTACTTGGTTGACAGAAGGATTGTCAAAATACTCGGATAAGCTAGGATTTATCCTTGAAGGTGTCAATTTCCAAGGAGGGCCAACAAAAACACGTATCAAGGCAAGACATTACAGTGCGGTTTATGCTTTCAATCTAAGAGCGGAAATGTATTTAGACTTTCAGCAGCTAATGGACAGTAAGAAATTGACTTTCACAACGGAAGTCGCAAAAAGATTAAAGCCTGAATTGCTTGCTACAAGGACTGTATCGAAGAACAACAAGAAGATAGCCATTATTCCTAAGGAAGAGATAAAACAACGCTTAGGACACTCTCCTGATGCCCTAGATTCCTCGGTACTTTCTGTCCGCAGTTGTTTAATGTATAATCTAAGCGGTGAAATACTTGCGTATGCAGAGAACGATTAGGAGGTGCTAATTTGAGTCGAAGAACAAAGAAAAGACAAAAGGATAGAGTTAAACTAGCATCCAATACCTATGTGTCACCTAACATTTCGCAAAATATTCACAGTTCTAATGCAGAAACCGAAGCCGAAAAGGTAATGGAAACTATGTTAAACTGCAATTCAGATTGCATCAACGGATTTATAAAGACAAACTTTAAGAATCAGTTTGATGAGATTGATTGGATGATAGAAAATCTACCAACGCTGCCATATGTTGTCGGTAAGGTTATTGACTTTATATTCTCAAACGGAATCACAACGGGTGATGAGAATTTAGACAAGAATGTTCTTATGCCATTCCTTTATAGACACAATGTACAGGATGTCACAAACTATTCCGTACTTCAAAATGCTATTATGCAGTCGTTATTGTACGGAAAGTGTGGTATTCGTTGGCTAGACGAAGATAAAGGGATTGTTACAGAGAACTATCGTAATTATGTTTCTATCATGCGTGAAGATGATGAATATAAAGGATTTAGAGTTCCTATCTGTTATGCTATGTCGGCAGACGATAAAAAACCTATCTCATTAGGAACAAAGGAAATCGACATTGACGAAGCTTTATTCCTTAAAACAGGCAAATTAATGTCAAAAGACGGAACAATCATTGTAGAAATTCCTGATAATTTCTGCAATTTGAGAAACGGAACAGACAATGAGAATGGATTATCTTGTTTATTGCGTGATAAACAACGTCTAAAGCTATTAGGTGCGGTTTACGAGCGTTTGAACTACGATATTCAGTATGATGGCCCTGGACGTTTGATTTTTTGGCTAAAAGACGGATTTGCCAAGGGAGATACGATTGATTTATCGGCTTCCCAAGTTTTAGACGAATCATCAAGTTCTAAAGCAGACAGAGCCGACAAAGCAAGAATTGAAGCTAAACGTCTAGGCCAGGAAATCAGAAATTCAAAATCAGACAATGTAATCCTTGCAAGTTCTATTTTTGAAAAGATGGATCACTTGCCTCGTGTTACAAAAGGTACGGAGTTCTTAGAATACCTTCAAATGAAGGAAGGTTCTATTATTTGTCAGTGTTTCGGTCTTACTCCTGAATTAATTGGTTTAGGTGATGTATCAGGAAACGTATCTATGGAAAGAATCATAGATAATGCCATGACAAATACAATCGTACCAATGCGAGAAAGGTTCGCCACTCAGATTTCTCCTATGTTAAGCGAGAAATTAGGTGTACCAAAGGTTTATTTTGATAAATACGAATTGAAGGAACAACAAGACAAGTCTGCAAAGACATATAAATTGGCCTTGTCAGTTACTCAAATCGTAGGTGCTATTGTCAACGGAGCAGAAGCTTTAGACAAGAACACAAAGAATTACATGATGGAATCAGTTACTAGAATGATGGATTCTATCGAGAAAACGCTATAGCGAGAGGAGAAAATAAAATGGAAATGGATATTTTAAAAAGTATCTTATCTGAAAATGAGGTAACACCACTAGGAAGTTTGAATGGGACTCCGTTATATTCATTTGAAGATGCACAGAGAATCAACAAAATTGGATTGGTAAAAGAGAAAATCCAAGGCAAAGAGGTTGAATTTGGTGAAAGACCTATGCGACCTGATGGATTAGGATATTTGGAAACAAAAGCCAATGCAATTGCAGTTCCAACTTCTTTCTTTGAGAACAGATACAGAAAAGTAGAAGTAAAAGAGACAATTGTTGATGAAAAAACGAAGAAAGAAAAAGAAGTTGTTAAAGATGTATATTACGAAGTCGTAACAGACTACAGAGCTTGTAAAGAACAGGCAAGTGGACGTGTATACACAACTACAATTCCTGTATATCAGATTGGAGCTAAGAAAGATTCAAAAGGGAATGCTGATTTATTCTTAATTGGTCGAAGAAATATTTCAGATACAGAATTTATCAACGAGTTCAAAGGCAAATTGAACAAAGAATCAATGGTCAAGATTCTTAAATTGATTAGTAATAATCCAACAGAACAAGTAGAAGATACATTAGAGTTTTAATTAGAAGTAAAAAGTAGAAAAAAACAAGGCAATATTTGGAAATAAACAAAAGGTATAAACAGTTTTCACTGTCTATATAGATTTTTGCATATTTCGAGGTATTGCCTTTTTATATGCAAATTAACGAAAGGAGATACATAAATGTCAATTAAACGTAGTTTCAATGTAAAAATCACTTTTAAAGAAGGGTACGGAAACCCTATCACTTTAACAGGGAAAGATGCGACTGCTTTTAACACTGCTTGGCATAACAAATTGAATGACCAAGACGGAGCTATTGGATTTGAGTATCCAGTTATTACTACAACAGGTCAATCGCCTAATCAAAAAACAGTAACAACTTGGACTTCATTCTTATTCTGCAATGTAGCAAAAGTAGAACGCTCAGAACAAACAGAAACAAAGTATACAGACGATCAATGCCATGATGCTTAGAAGGAGATACCATGCAGAACAACGTACAAACTATTAACGGTGTTACTTGGTTCGATTCCCTAGAAGAAAGAAACGCTTTCTTAAAGCAAAACGGTAGACATGAGTTCGCATTGGAAGAAGCAGCAAAGAACGCAAAACAGTATTTGAAACTTCTTGATGTTATCGAAGAAAAAACGCAAATTGACGTTTATTCAAAATTAGATAGCGGTACTTTGCTATACGGATATGTAGTTCTTGAACCTAAGAAGAAATACAAGATTCCAGAAGATAAAGTTTTGTTAGAAGCACTTAGAAACAAAACTATCCAAAAGAGATATGATTCCACAATGGAAGAAATCTTAAAAGGAGCAAAGATTCCATACGAAGTCAAGAAATGTAATTCATGTGGTGGAAGGATTCAAAAATTATTCTATAAGCCCGTAATAGTAGTAGAAACGGAGACTAAGAAATAATGCCACAAAAGAAAAGAGTTCCAACATATGTAGCAAGCATTAAAGATAGCCTTGAACGTAGAAAAAAAGGAAAAGCATTTTACGACAATGCAATAACTTTATCGAGCGTAGATAAAGAAAACCATTATGTCAGTGTGAACCTATCCTCAGGGTACGTAGAAAACAAGCCTACACGTCTTATTGACGAGGGGGCAATAACATATGAGGGTGGAGATGATATTCGTCTATACATCAAAAAAGGGGCAGTACAAGCGTTCTACGATAGCTTAAGTTCTGATTATGTAGGATATATCAACTTAGCTCACATTGACATTACATCACTCCCTTTAAACTTAGGTACATGGACTAAAGATGATTTAACAGTTGTCGATATCGGGGATGGAAGAAAAGGTCTTGATGTAAACGTCAAACTAAATAGGGAATTGCACATTGTGCAAGATTTATTGAAGCAAGAAATACCATTGAGTATTAGTGCAGAACTGAGAGGAACACTTGATTTGGAATCGTCATTCAAATTTAATGCACCATTCTACAACGAAATTGAGATTGCTGGTTTCTCAGTTGTTGCAAATCCAGCCAATGTAAACAGTACAGGCGAAAATTTAAACAGTAAAGGAGACTCAGAAATGAACCTATGGGAAAAGATTTTAAAGTTGAGTTCTGAAAATAAAGAAGAAAATAAGAATGAAGCTTTAGAAAACAAAGAGGACGAAAAAGAAGAGAAAGAACCTTCTAAAGAAGAAAATACACTTGAAAGTAAAGAAGAAGGTACTGAAAACGAAGAAGCTAAAAAAGGCGAAGAAACTTTGGAAACTGTTGAAATGTCTAAGGATGACATGGAAAAAATCAACAAATTTATGGATGCTTTTGAAGCTTTAAGTGCAAAAGTTGAAGCATTAGAAAAAGAAAATGCAGAATTAAAAGAAAAATTAAAAAGTTCTAAGAAAGAAAAAACAGAATTTGAAAAGAAAGCAGAAAGCACATTAGACAGATTGTCTAGTTTGATCTCAGGACAAGTTAACGATAAAGAAAAGAAAGAAGAAAAATTAGCTTCTACTTCTAACGTTAGCGGAGATATGTGGGGATAGGAGGTAAACCATGTTAGATTTATTATTTACAAATCCTGATAACACATTATTAGAAAAAATGGCGGTTACACCAGGAATGGTAGAACGTCTAAGTTCTAATATCGAGGATTTAACATCATTCTCAAGAGCTTATATTGATTATGAAAAATCAAGACAGAATTTAGCAGCAAACGCTTCTAAATCAAATGCAGGAACAGTTGGTATCGGTACTGATTATTCAGATAACTCACCAGCCAATCCATTCCAAAACGTGTTCCCATTAGTTTCTTGGTTAATGAACACACCAGCTTCACGTAAGATGCAAGGTGCTATGAACCGAGGAGCATGGAGTGTTACAAAAAAAGAAGATGGCAAATTCTATATTCAGTTGCCATTCACATACGGAACAACAGAACCTAAATCAACACAAGGTGAATGTTGCTGGGTTCCATTAGATTTAGCTAAATGCGGTAGCAATGCTCCATTGGCATTGTTGTGTTTAAAGAGCTGCGAACCTATTATGGATAGCTTAGTAAATGAAACACGTAAAATCAAAGCGAATGACATGGTTTGCTACTTCCAACGTGAAGGAGAAACAATTAAAGAAGCTCAGAAACGTATGGATTTAATTTCAATGGCATACTTCACTGCTATTAACGTAATCTTAGGAACAATGGCTACAGGAACTGCTACATTAAAACCATTCCATGGATTGTTGGAAGTAATGGAAGATAAAGCAGTTATCAAAATCGTAGGTACAAACGTATTATCTGCATTTGATTCAGTTGCATTACGTTTAGCAGCATTAGGAGATGGCGATTACAAATTCGCTTGTCACCCATTAGTACTTGAAGGTATTAAATCTGTTATTGTTCCAGGTAAATTCAATGGTGAATATCCTGATGGATGGACTCGCAATAAAGAAACAGGCGAAGTCACATTTAAAGGACATGGATTTATCGCAGATAAATTAGTTCCATGTGACATCACAAAAGGTACAGGTGATGTATGGGTATTAGAAGGAAATACAGTAGGTTTGGTAATGGGAACTACTTTCCAACCATCTGAAAAATTCCAACGTCATACATTCGGTGCTACAGATACACCATCTGAAGGATGCGGTACTCAATGTGATTACTACTACAACTTTGGATGTGCATTTGGAACAGATGCAAACAGATTAATGGTTATCCAAGGTATTCCAATGTCAGCAGCTACATTAGGAGATACATTAAACGGATTAGACCTTGTATTAAAACCAACAACTATCGTACCAATCAACATTGGTGAATAATGTACGAAAAAATTATCGAACAATTGAAAAACTATTGTTCGTGCATAAAGGAAAGCGATTTAGAAGCAGATAAGCTTGAAAAGAATGTTGGGGAACTAATTGATTTAATTAGTACCATCACTTGTTGGAAAAACCATCCTTGTGAGACTTTCCTCTCATCTCAAAGAGAGGAAGTCTTTGATGTTGGTGAATTTAAGAAATGTGGGTGCGATTCAGGAATTGTACGTATACCTCTATTCTATCCAATGATTGATCCAACAACGATTGAAGTATCTGTTATCACTAGAGAAAGAATTACATTTACTACTCACAAACTAGAAGTTGATAAAGATTTTTCTTATAACCCATACGACAGTATCGTGTACGTTGATTTATCTAACATTGACTACAAAGATGTGTGCAATTGTGGATGTGATGAAATATCTAAAATCGTTGTCAGTTATGTAGCTGGATATGAAACGATACCAGAATGTCTATTGCCTGTATTCTGTGACTTCCTACAATTCGTTATCGCAATGAACAGATGTGAATGTGGTTGTAGCACGTGTGAAGAAACAGATGGAAGTGATGTTCTTATTTCAGAAGAAAATTCTGATGCTCAGATTTCAATTAGTGTGTATGTTCGTGAACATATTACAAAAGCATATTCAGAGCAATTAGGTATCTTGTCAGTATGTAATTCAAAAGACACATGGGTTGGTGCAGTAGTATGAGAATTAAATATATTGGAATGAAAAGTTCCACAAAGAAAAACGGATGCCCTGTATGCGGTGCTAAAGCCAAATCAAACACATCTTACGAGTATTCAAAACGTATGTGTTTGCCTAGTGGCCTAATAAAAATCTTCCTTATGAACAAAGTTGAGGAAGTATCGTATGAAGATGGTGTATTCCTAAAAGGCTTTAAATACGTCTATGGAGGAAAACTTTATTACCCCTTTATCGAGGTGTAGGAAATGCTAAAAGGCCTCTTAGAAGATGTTATAGAAGCGTGTGAAGAAGATTTTGAAGGATTGGCTAGTGAATTAGAAGAAACTATGCGAGAAGAAGCTCCAAGAGGGAGTAGATTCTATGCTCAAGAAATGACAAGTATGCCATGGAATGAATATAGGCCAGGTGCTTTAAAGGATTCGATCACGAAAGAAAAAGTATCTAATACCGAATATATAATTGGTGTAGATGCAGACAAACTAGAAAAAGATTCTAGAAACCCTTCTCACGTTGATTACTCACCAATGGTACAGAATGGAACTAAACGTGTTTATACGTTAGTACGTAAAAACGGAAGGCCATTCGTTTGGGTAGATGAAATGGGAAAGAAACACTTTGCACACAAAATTAAGATGCCACCTAGAAAGGCAAATGATTTTGTTGCTAGAGCGGTATCTAGATTTGATGCAAAAGTTAAATAAAGGAGATTAAAAATGGAAGAAAAAGTTGTAAAAGCTAAAAAGACTCCTGAACAGAAAGTAGATGTTCAAGCATTTGTTTCACGCAAATTAAACGCTTTAAATCAATTAGGCGGTGCTAAAGCAGAGCGTGCTATGGAGCGTGTACTAAAAGCTACAATGGGAGGGCAAAAATAATGTCTAACTGCAACATTAACAAAATCATTAGTGACAAATTAAGTGTCTCTAAATTAACTAAAACTCAAGAAATTGATATTACTATCATGAGTGATATTGATTCTTGTTTAAAAATCAACACTCGTAAATTTGAAAAGATTACAGGTACTTCTAGTGCTTATACATCACGTACTATTGCACCTGATTTAATCAACGTTTGCGAATCATTTGGATGTAAGAATACAGGTACATTGTTCATCACTTCTAAAGAAACGGATGCAGAAGGTTCAGACGGAAACAAAGTACACACAAGCGGCGCAGTATTTAAAGCATTGAAAAATGCATTAGACTTTGCAGCAGGTGTTGTTTACTACTACGTAAATGTTCCTCAAGCAGGTACTTACACAATCACAACAAAAATTTCAGATGTTTTAGATCATGAAATGACTAATGCAGATGAATATACAACCACTTTAAAAGCAGATAAAGAAGGATTCTACCCTGTACAGATTGACTTATCAACAGTTCCTACAAAGGTATCAGGAAAAGGATGGGAAGCAAGTACATCAGGTGTCCGTTTAAGCATTGAAGTAGCATTAACAGATAAATCATCAGATAGTATCTTGATTGGTCTTTCTTCAATCAGTTTCTTTGAAGAATTTGCAGACTTAGATTCTAACAACGATATTAAAGTAAGCTGCTTATCAGGATTTGATGGTGACGATACTGTAGACCCTGTAGATACAAGTTGCTTTGATGATTCTTATGATGATGATTCTGCTTCTATTGAGCGTTCATTTACAGGTACTCAATTAACATCTAACTACTTAACTATGAACCCATTCATTGGCAAGGGAGATAAGTCTCAAGGCTTTATGATGCGTACTCAGGAAGTAGTTATTGAAGCAGATAAAGATCATCCTGAATATGGTTCAATCCATATTGCAGACCACTATGTTGAAGAGTGTGGATTTATCTATGCAGCATTGAGTGACCAATGCAATATTACAGATTCTACATTGAACCGAATCAACACTCCATTGTTGGCTAACTTAGACGAGTCTCAATACCAAGTATTGAACAGTAAAATCAATCCAAGCTTAGATATTGAAGGTTCAAAAATTTACTTCAACAAAAACTTAGTAGGTAAAACATTAAAGATTTCTTATCCAATGACTGTTGATGTATTGCAACACTATGTAGCAAACAACGATAGCTTAAAGAATAAGAGAGCGAAAGTTACAATCACTCGTTATAGAAGTGACGGAACTGCGGAAGTATTTACTTACCACAATGCAAAAATTACTTCATTCCCAATGGGTATCCCTGATGACGGAGCGTTTGAATTTAGTTTAGCGTTCAAGAAAGATACTCGTGGAAACTGGTATGAAGTTTATGTAGTAAACAAAGCTAACGCTAATTTATAGAAATTGAGAGGCAAATGAGATGGAAGAACAAAAGATTTTAGAACCAACACAGTTAAATGCCATGATTGAAAAGTTAAAAGTAGCTCGTGAGGATGATACTCCTCACGCAGTCTATGGCAATGGTGGTGAAATTGCAGTTGTTGGCGATGCAAATAAGACAGATGTTAAAACAATTGATATTGAAGTGAACTTTAGATTCACTGAAAAAGAAATCGAAGAACATAAAATTGATGTTCCTGAGAATGCTAAAAGAGTAGGGCAATACGTTATGTTCGATAAGAAGTTTGAAAATCTAACATTATCTCCTAGACAAGATATGAAGATGGTAGAAGCTTTAATCGAAGTAAAACCATTGCTATTGGATGCAGAACAAATCCTAGACCCATATAAAGAAAAATTCCAAGAAATCGAGGAATATTACGGTCACAAATTCATTGAAGGAAAAGATGGAATCGTTACAACAGATGCAGATGATGAAGAAGTGAACAAGGCTATGGTTCAGATTTATGAAGCGTATATGAAAGAAGCAAATGAACAGATTTTCCATTTATATGCTCAATCCTCTACAAATTTAGTTGATGGACTTTATAAAGTTGTTGCAATTTTCTTAGGATTAGATGAATTTTATGAAGATCACATGATGCAATATTCAGTTTTAACTTGCATGATTAGCCTAATTATCAAATATCCTGAATTATTCAATGAGGTAGAAACAGTTTTTATCAAATAATTGATAAGGGGGATGATAAAAAGGATTCAGTAAAAAAAGCAAAGTCTTATGTTGCAGAACTAAATCTTTATTCAACCATGGCTCATTATGTCGGTAAAATTCTAAAAATACGCCCCAATGAGATATTAGACCATTGGGGTGTTTCTGAATTAGTTGTAGCCTTTGGGTACTACGCAAATCTACAAAGCGATAAAACATGGAATGAAATTAACGAGGCAAATAAAAATTCTAAAAAGAAAATACCTCAGATTGACAGATATGCGGTTCATTTCATTCAGAAAACAGATTTAGCGAAGGAGTCCGAAGATGTCAGTACGTGAAGTCGGTGCTAGGTTAGTCCTTGACATTAAGGATGCCGAAGCAAAGATAAAACAACTTGAAAAAGAGTTAAAAGATATTGAAAAGGCAAAGCTCAAATTTGATGCTAACACCAATGAATTAGAAAAAATTAAGGCAAGATTAGAAGAAATCAAAAAAGAAAAGGAAGCTTTGGAAAGACAAAAACTTTCTTTAAAAGTTGATTTGGATAATCTAGCTAATTTAAAGAATCAATTATTGGATGTTAAAGATGATATTAGTGAACTTAAAAAAGAGCTATTAGCCTTGAGCAATAAAAAACTTTCTATTGATATTGATTTAAAAGCAAATGCCAATGAAATTCATGATGTCATTAATGACATGACACTAGGTGAAAACGATAAAAACGACAAGCTTAAAGGATTATATAGTGCACGTGAAGCTATCAAATACGATATGCGAGAGGTTGGCATTGAAATTGATGAAGTTCAAAAGAAAATTAACAATCTTAATAAAGAAAAAATCAAGATTGAAGCGAACATCAGTGAATTAAATGATGCTCAAAAATTGGTTGATGAGATTGATAATTCTATTGCGGATTTAGATAAAGAAAAAATAAAATTAGAAGCTGATTCTTCTAAGTTAGAAGATACAAATAAAAAACTAGATGAAACAATCGAAAAAGAGAATGATGTAAGAAGCACAAAAGCAGATATTGAGTCACAAGTTATCGGTTATCAAGATAGCTTGGATAAACTTAACAGACTTCAACAAGCTGCTAAAGCTTTGAAAACTGCTAGTAAAATTACATTTGATGTTGGAAATAAGATGTCAAATCTAGGCTCTAGTATGTTGAACATTGCAAAGAATTTCCAAAACAATCCAATAGGAGATATTGGACGATTCTTAGTACAAGGTGTTGGATATTCTAGTTTGTATAGATTGGTTTCAAGTACACAAAACGCAATTGGTGATGCATTATCAAATGGTGTTAAAAGATACGACACAATCAACGTTGCGAAAAGAACATTATCCACTGTAGTAGGTGATGTAGACGATTCTACAACGAAAATCCAAAAGATGATTGATAACCTAGATGAAAGCATTTTGGGCCTACCAACCACTTTAGATGATGCTCTAAGCCATGTTACGAGATTTACTTCAATCAATCATGATTTAGACAGGTCTCAAAAGCTATTCTCGGCAATTAATGATTCCATTTTGACATTCGGTGGTGATTCTGAGGGAGTAAACAATGCGGTTACTCAGTATTCTCAAATCATGGGTTCTAAAATGGATGCCCGTACATTGAGGTCAATGGAAGATGCAGGTATGACACCAGCCTTAACTGCTATTGCAAAGAAATTTAATATGTCATTTGCAGAGTTTAGAGAAGCATTTACAGGGTCAAATCCAACTATTTCATTACAACAATTTGAGGATGCTCTGATTGAATTGGATGAAAAAGGCGGTGGTGGCCTAAATTCGTTGGCAACTATGGTTAAATCGTCTGTATCTACAATCTCAAACGCTTTTGATTTAATCCCTAAGAGATTTAGTAAAGCCGAAGAAAAGTGGTTAGGTGCATTAGATGAGGTTTCAACAGAATTAACGGGAGCTACAATCTATGGAAATATCTACAAACTTTCTCAAAAAGTAGAAGGCTTAGGAGATATAGGAGCGAACTTCATTAGAAGTCATAAAAAAGAGATTGGCGAAGGTATAGACTTCATTAAAACGAAGTTCTCTGAATTATGGAGTGTTTTAAAAACATTCAGTTTCAAAGATTTTGTTGGTGGATTTAAACAGGGATTAGATGATTTTAAAGGAGCAATAGATTTCTTCAAACCTCTTGTTGGTGATCTATATGATTTTGCAAAAGATAAAATCACTGAAATGGGAGACGGAAGCTTTTCTAAAGGGTTAGGACATTTCGTATCAGACTACATCCAAATTGGTATTGGATTAAAGTACGCTGGTAAGTTAATGAAACTTGGAAGCGGTGGAATTAGTCTTTTAGGAGATTTAGTAAACGTTGCTTCAAAATTCAAAGGAAAGAGTTTCAATATTCCTTTCCTAGGAAAACTAGGAAGTAAATTTAGTTCTATTAAAGATGTATTCAAAAGTTCAGATGAGATTGCTACTGCTACAGGTACTCCAAAAACTTTTGATGCAGAAGGATTTAAAAATAAATTATCTTCATTAGCTATCATAGCTGGTGGGGCAGGAACAATCATTCTTTATTGCAAAGCGATAAAGGAAATTGAAAAGAATGTTCCAAATGACATTACAACATTGCCTTTACGCTTAGTTAATTTGTTCTCGATTATGGGAGCTATGATCGGATTAGGGGCAATAGATGCAGGATTATCAAAACTCCTAGGATATGAAAATGTTCTAACAGGAGTTGCGTTAATGCTAGGTCAAGGCGGAGCTTTATGGCTATTTGCAAAAGCTATGCAAGAGCTAGATAAAACAATGCCTGATGGTACTAGTGCTTTTGACGATAAATTGACTGGATTGGTTGAATCAATCGTATTAATGGCCACTATAACAGGTGGACAAGGTGCTTTAGGTGTATATACAGGTGGAATTTCTACATTGGCCCAAGTGCTAGGAATGATAACAACAACAGGACTAGCTGGTACATTGATTGCTTGTGCTAAAGCTATGCAAGAAGTCGATAAGAATGTTCCTTCAAACACAAAAGGTATTAAAAAGAAAATCCAAGGAATTATGGATGTTATTGATATGTTTGAAGGCGGAGGAACATTGTCTTCTTGGTGGAGTCAAGTTATTAAAAGTTCTGAGTCTTTATGGAAAAACATGGAGACATGGAATATTACTAGGATTCTAAAGAAACTTGTTACTATTGGAGAATCAATTTCAAAAGTTCAAGGAATGAGTATTGACAGTAGTTCTTTCAACGATCAATTCAAAGATATTCAAGAGGTAATCAAGAATATTAATGATTTTGAGTTCCCAACAGTCAGTACATCAAGTGCAACAAACATTGCAGATGCAAACAGTATCGTTAAGAACTATACAACAATGGCTTCTAGCCTTTCTAAAATGTCTAGTATCAACGGAAGTTCAATTAACGTTGAGAATTGCACAAGCATTTTAAAGAATGTAGCTAGTGTTGTTCAAGAAATGAAAAAGATTGTATTCCCTGATGTTACAAAGAGTATTAAATCTAATTTAAACTCTACAAATGCTCAAGAGTTCTTAGATACATTGAAGATTTTGGAACAGATTGTTCCTGAATTTGGAAACTTGCAAGCAACAATCACAAACAATCCTTTACCAAATGCAGAGGATATTAAAAAGACAATTGCTAGTATTTCTCAAGCGATTGGATATATTTCTGTAGCTGGTGTTGGAACAGGAAAAGACAAGAATATGTTGTCTTACAACTTGAGACAAATGCCTGATTCTAAGCTATTTAATAACGCACTAAAGGCGATTACAACTTTAGGCGATATAATCCTTAAATTTGGTACTTTAAACGTATATTCAACTGATTTTGACTTTGAAACACTGAAAGCCAATATTAAGAGTATTGGAAATGCAGTGAATGAAATGGCAACCAACAAAGGATTAACTGAAAATCTAGAGAATATGGACACAGTTAATAAGACTGTTTCTAAGTTGAAAAAAACGTGCGAAAGCTTAAATTCTATCGTTGGATTAAATCTAGACTTTGTTAAGGTTGGAGAAGTCACAACAGGTATTCAAACATTCCTAAACAATGTTAAAGGATTGAAAGTTGGAGAAGCTACTACAGATGTTGTTACAGAAGTAAACTCAATCGTTACTTCATTCCACAACATGGCCACAACTTTATCAAATATGAAATCAGAATTTAATACCTCTGGTACAGATATGGCCAATGGAATTATTGAAGGTTTCAAAAGCATTGATATTGAAGGTTCATTTGGGACTAAGATTGATAATGCTAAAGCTTCATTGAAGAAGAAAAGCTTCAAATCAGTAGGTAAGAAGTTTGGAAAAGATGTTGTAAGTGGATTCAGTGAAGGTATCTCTAATATGTCTAGTTCAATCTCTAATCAGATTACTATGATGTATGGATATTCAACACGATTCACAGATTTAGGACAATACTTAGGAAGTGCGTTTAAAAATGCGTTCAACAATCAGTCAGGAAATATTAATACAGGAGGTACAACCACTCCTACAGTAAACAGAGGTAACGAATCAATAGGAAACAATATTAAGTTTTCTAAAGGTGGCCCAGTTTACTTAAAACGAGGTGGACAACCTATTGTTATGAAACCTAGCGGAACAGATACAGTGCCTGCTATGTTAACTCCTGGTGAGTATGTAATGAAACGTAGTGCAGTTAAGAAAGCAGGTCAAAGCTTCATGGATAAAGTAAATAACATGGATTTGAAAGGTGCGTTCAAAGAATTGTCTACTAGATATGGTTCTCAAGTTGGAAGTGTTGTTAATAAGAATGTGACTATCAACAATAATGATAATCGTGTTACGAATAACAGTATCGCTTTCAACGAAGGAAACGAAAGAAGGCAGGCTATCAAAGTAGGTAGATGCTTGAGAGGTTTGGCATAATGACTTGTTATAACTTAAACCCATTAAAAACATACGTTCAGTTCAATGATCTTGTAATAGACAGTGCAGAGGAGATTTCCTCTGCCTCTCTAAAGCAAGATACAAAGACTGCAACGCAAGAATATAGTTACGGGCATGGTAGTTATGTTGCTTTCCAAAAGAATCAACAGTTTCTTACGGAAGGTGATTTGTCCTTAACATTGAATTTTAATTATGAACATTTTCATGATGAAGATAGAAGATTCCTACGTGACTATTTCAATTTGAATTTGCTTAAACCTGGAAGGTTATGGGCAATTCAAGATAACAAATTGATTTGGGCATGGGCCTATGTCACAGGATTTAGTGAAGATTACAAAAAATACCAAGGCTATCTATCAATGGATATTGATTTTAAACTTTGGGAAGGTGTATGGCATATTGCAGACACAAAGAAAACATTCTTAGTTCCTTATTCTGTATGCAATATCCTAGATTGTGATGATTTCAGAGATGCTCAAGAGTGCTTATCGTGTTGTGTTACTTGCCCTCCTGATATGGAAACTTGCAATTCGTGTTTATGCGATTGTGGAGACATCACAGAGGAAACATCCTTATGTGTAATGGGAACTAAAGCATTGGAAGATTTTATGAATTGTGGCAATTCATACAAGATTGTCTACGATTGCATCAAAGGTGAACAGATTTTCGGTGATGATTTAATAAAAAATAAAATCTGTAAAAAAGATTATTGTGTTGAGTCAATTGCTGGAAGATTCTACAGTGGAACAGTATTAGATACAGATAAGGTAAAGTTGATTCTAGATGGTAAATTCCAAAACCCTGAAATTGAAATAAACGGAAATAAAATGATGATTTTAGGTGAATATGATGGAATTTTAACACTTGATTCAAGTTGGAACTTATACTTTACTGCGGATGGATGTTGTGCATCAGAGGAAGTAGATTTAGATAATCTAGTGATCGAAGATGAATTTGGATTCACAGTACATCATGGAATGAATAGATTAGTTGTCACAGGCTCATGTTGTAAGATGGCTTGTGTATATATAGATGTTGATGAACTTACAAATTAAGGAGGCTTGCAGTGGCAAATGTAAAAAGTTATTGCACTGCTTGTGGAAAGTTAAAAGATAGCAGTGCAGAGTTTATCCAAAATGGTGTTACAGATTCAATCTGTACGTCTTTAGGAAACGATACAGGCTTAAATCCTGAAAATGGCAATAATACGTGTACAGACATGGAAAATGCCAACGATTGCCTTACAAAAGGCTTGTATGACATCATAGATGGATTTGATTTGTGTGATTGGAAATTATTCATGAGTCAATATGCTAACAATGATTACAACATGAAAGCAGCTATGATTTGTTGGATGTGTGGATTGCAAGACCAGTTGTATAATCTTCAACTTCAAAATTTGGCAATCGAAACAAAATATACTATTCAACAGGCTACACCTGAATTAAGTGTTGCAATTGATAGACAAGGTAATTTCACATTCAAGTATTCAGATTGGATTCATACAAGTGGATATACGAAAGTAGCAGATGGAGTTATTACGGGAAAAGTTGATTTCTGTATGAAACCTAACAAAGATAAGAGTGCTACATACAAATTCAATAGCGTTACATTGAAACACTACTCTTATAAAATGACGGGAGTTTCAGCAGGTTCAGCTCCTACTATTTCGATTCGTGTTCCTAATAGGAGTGGGTCATTGGTATATCAGAAAATCACAAATGCATCATTTGAAGAAGATATTAACAAAACAGTTGAATTAAGCATGAGTGGAACAGTAAAAGCTGGAGAAACAACAAATTGGTTGCAATTCCTTTCTATTTATGTTGATTGGGTAGAAGATGATGAAATATCTCTACATACTCGTTTTGTAAATGATAACAAGGTGAATTTTGTTATCTGTAGAGATTAGGAGGTACACATAAATGAATAAAGATGTTTGTTCTGCTTGCGATTCTTTAAAAGCTACAAGCAGTAATTTCATTCAAAAAGGTGTAACAGATACTATTTGTGCAAATCTTAAAGCAAACCAAGGTTTTGAAAATAAAGGCCACAATAACTGTACAGATATGCATGATATGAACGATTGTCTATTAGGCGGATTGTTGGAAAAGATTGATACAATTGATGTTTGCGATACAAAAGAAGCTATCAGAGATTTGGAAAAGAATTTAATCAGTATCATAGATGTAATGATTTGTTCTGATTGCGGCCAATGGGAAGAAATCGAGAAACTATGGGCAGAAATTCAAAAGCTTTGGAATGCTATCAGAGATTTACAAGGCAAAGTTGGAAAACTTGAAGGCAGTGTTGGTAATATGTACAGTGCGGTTGAAAAGATTCTTACTAACCTTAAAAACAGTGGTGCATGGAAACAAACGGGAGATACTGTATTTGAAGGAAAATTCAATGACGGAAGAAGCATTGCAACAGGTAATATCAATATCTTTGGTGGTACTCCTGATGGAAACTCATACATCCGTACTAATAACGGAAGTTCTGAGAATGATTTGGCTGGTGGTGTTTAATGGCATGGCAAAACTTTCATGGAGCTTACGATAACACAGGGCCATACGCAAACGTAGTATTAGGTGGAAATCCAGGCGATACCGCAGACTTTGGATTCCCACTTGCTATTGCCCATTCTAAAGGATATGGAAAAGGTATCAACTTTTCAGATGATGGAAACTATGGTGTTACGTTCACATTAGATTTAGTTGGATATGGTGTAACGGATGCTGGTCAATATACAGAAAACGGAAAGTATGTACAGTATGGTGGAAGATACAACTATATTTTGATCATTAGTGTTTCTAACAACAATAAAGCATCTTGGAGAGAAATTTACAATCAAGTAATATTCTCTCATGCAGATACATGGCCATTAGCTTATTCATCAGGTTGGGAAACAGTAGCACAAAATAGTCAATGGAATGGTAAGCTACAACTTCCAACAGATACAACACACGTTAAAGTTGAATTAAGAGGTGAAGATGCTACATTCCCTTACGAGAATATATATTCAATTCAACAGGTTATCCCTGATTTCAGACCATGGGCAGTAAGAAAAGGCGGTATATTCTATTCTTTGGATAGAGCTACAGGATGGTTTAAAAAGAGAGTTAAAGACTCTTGGGTTACTATTGGCAAGTACAGTGCCGATAAAGCAAATAAAGAAAACCAAGGGTCAAGTAGAATTAGAAAAAATGGTAAATGGGTAGGACAAGGCAAAATTGGTAGTTAGGAGTAAATATGATTCCTTACTTTGAAATATTAGAATTTGGAAAAGTTAAGAAAAGATTCAGAGAGGCTTTAAGCACAATCAGTTTTTCAAATGAGTTGATGACAGTACCTGAAATGCAAATCACAATTCCTAACGAATACTACGATTTAATCTCAGGAAGAAAAGAAATGCGAGTAATTATGGATTGTGGAGTTTTCTATGGAATGATTACCGACTATAAACCATCTGTAAGTGGTTTAAACATATCTCTAACGCACGTAATTAACGAATGGACATATAGACAAGTCCCAACGAATTATGCGGTTAAAAACGCTCTTATAAAGAACGTATACGAAAGCGAAGATATGTATTATTCAACTCAGTGGAAGATGAATTTTGAAACTGAGATTGATAATGAAAAGATTGACTACGTTTATTCTAGGCAATCTAAATTAGATGCACTTACTAAAACTTGTGAATTGACACCATCCGTTTATTGGAGAGTGCCTTTTACAAATGATAAGCAAGTTGAAGTCGGATATTTTGGAAAGAAACAACCTGTTATGCTTTCCAATAAGCCAACATTAGGAAGAAACTATAGAATCATTGGTGAGCCAACAATGGAAACCGATTTTTCAGATGTTATTAATCTAGCTACTGTTTATGCCAATAAATCTGATAGTGGTATGTCATCTTTATCATTGAGAGAAGTATACAACGATAAAAGCTTGCAGAACCCTAAATTCCCTGTAGTTATTTTGAGATCAAACATAAATAACGAGCGTGATTATGAATATGTAGACTTTCCTAAATTAGCTCCTAACAATCAATTGGAGTACTCGATTATTGATACGGAATCAGTTGGATACGAAAGCGGTGTATTCATTGAAGGAACATTTGCCTTTGATGATTTATCGCCATTTAGCCTAGAGGATATGACAAAAGATTCTAAGGATTATAAATGGGTCATTCCTAAAGAACAGAGATATTTAACTGATACAGAGGAAATAAACAATGCTAAAGCCTTATGGCACTCTTTAAAAGATATTTGGAGTAAATCAGCAATAGCAGCTCTATGTGGTTCATGTCATGTGGAATCAACATTAAATCCTAACTTGTATCAAATGGGTGATGTTCCTGATTCTCAAAAAGGATTTGGATTAGTTCAGTGGACACCATACACACGAATTACCAATTGGCTTGGTTCTCATGGATATTCAAGCTACACAATGTATGGAAAAGGGGAAGTAGCTAAGTTAGTTGAAGAATGGTCAACAAATGCTACAAATGGACCTTGGATTCCAACTTCTTCTTATAACATAACATTTCAACAATGGTCACACATGGAAGCCGATATGAATTACATGGTAATGGCTTTTATGGCGAATTATGAACGTGGTGATACATCTATTGATTTACAGTATCAAAAACGTATTGAATTTGCTCAACGTATTTATGGTTTGATTCCTGAGTGGGAACAAGACGATAACGGAACTACAACTGATACAGATAAAACACAATCTCGTCCTTGGAACGCTCAGAATTTTATCAATACATGGAATGGTCAATCTATAGACATGGATGGTGTGCCAATTGAACAACCATATCAATGCGTAGATGCATGGAAGAAAGCGTTGCAAACATTAAATTATCCCAACCCTACAAGAGCTATTGGCGGTGATGGATATGCGGATTACATTTGGTATAACAGAGATGAATTAGGTTATTCTCAATACTTTGATTATGTTAGTACACCTCAATTTGGTGATTGGTGCATATTTGGCAGAGGTGGCGACACACCTGCATCACACGTTGCAATGTACGTTTCAGATGCTGGCAATGGTAGAGCGAATTTCTTTGGCCAAAACCAACCTTATCCATATTGCAATACAACAACAATCAGTACATCAAATATCATTGGTATTTTCAGAGTAAAGAGCGTTTATGTACAACAGAGCATTGACCCTGAGTCTACAAACGGAACGACTATCATTACTGATAACGATAGAATATATGCGGCCAAGGTTGTATATGATTGTGCCTGTAGAAAACTAATTAATGCAAGAAGAAAGCTTGCTATCAATACTTCTTGCGAAGCATTACCTAAAGAAGTAAACGTAGGTGATAGAATCAGATTTATTTATGATCTCAATTTGTTGCAATTAGGAAGTTGCAACAGATACATGAAACGTATTCTAAAACAAGACGATTGGTTCTATATAACAAGCCTACAAAGAGAAATTGATAAAACAGGAATTGAAATAGATACATTGACACTAGAGAAATTCCTTAGAACAGATAGAGACGGAAAGAGTGAGTAGTTATGGATATTAGTAAGGCGATAAATATATTAGCTGATAGTGTCTATGATTTGAAAGAAAAAGGAAGATATAATTCCATTCAACGTAGAAACCATACAGTTGACTTTTATGGGTATGAGTTCCCTAGATGGGGATGCTCAAGTTCTAAACCAGCGGTAATAGGAATGTCAATTTCTCAGGATTTGATTTATTATGAGCGTTTTGAGTTTAAACTAGTAATAGATAATTCTACTGCTACAAACTTTAATATCGAGATTGAAGGAATCGACATGACACCATATTTCAAGCAGCAATTCAACGGAGCGTGGATTACGGGAAATGGACTATGGCCTGGGCAATACTCTAATTTTGATGTTCTTAAAGCTTGTGGGTATCTTTCAGAAAGCGATAGAAACAAAATACTAGACCCAGGATATAAAACAATCAAAATAATGGGAAACGGTAATTTTGATTGTACGTTAGTAAATTATCTTAAATATAGTCATGTAAACAGATAAGAGGTATCTATGAATAGATATGAGCAAAGGATTGAAAACCTATCAAATCATGTAAAACAAAACCCTAGAGATTGGCAGTCTGCAATATCGCTATTGAAATTGAACAGTCAACAAATTGACTTTAAAAGAAAACAAAAACAACAGTCTGCTAGATTATCTATCAAAGCATACAAAAAGGAGGTTGTGTAGATGGAAAACAAATATAGCACTTCTGGAATTGGAGAAGATATTATCCGTAGTTTTACACAAATTGCAAGTGCAGAACTACACGCTAAAACCTTATTAGAAAAACGTATTTCTGAGGTTGAAAATGGATTAATTAGTGAAGAAGAAATTCCTGATAATTTAGAAAAGATTGAAGCACTAAAGGATGAAATTGATGATTATGCCAACATCAGACGTTCTCAAATGCTTTATCTATACAATTCTTTTGGCGGCAAAGGGGATAGAGAACAGTGGTGTTTAGTTAAACATTTAAGTATGGCTATGTACACTGCGTTTGAAGCATATCAAGCTTCGGATAGAGACCACGAATTATTGAATATTGCTTTGGAGATTAACAAGAAGTTTATTGAAGCTTGTACAAAATTCTTAGGTGTAGAAATTACTTCTTGTGCATCTTGTTTCGCAGACATTATGAAAGCTGGAGGAAAATAATATGCAACCTGTAGTATGTAATAAAGATATGGCGGTAGTATTTCCTTTAAAAGATGGTGATTGCGAATTTTGGCTAGAAATCGTTGATTCTGTAGATGATATTACTAATCCAAGTAGAGACCATGCTTATGTTGATTCAAAAGGATTGTTCTATATCTACAATGGAAAAGAAATTCAAGTAATCAATGACCATGCGAATCTTAAAATCAAATGGGGAAATATGATTGGCGATATTTCTAATCAATTGGATTTAATGGAAATTCTAAATCAATTCGTAAAGACAATTTCTGTAAATGGAACAAACATTGCCAAAGACAACGACAAAAACATTGCTATTCAAGTTCCTATCACAACTATTAAATTAGATGGAAACACGATTAGTCCTGTTGATTATATTGTCAATTTAGATTTAGCTAGTGTTTATGCAAAGAAAACTGAAATCCCTAAAAATGTATCTGAGCTTCAAAATGATGCTGGATATATTAAACAAGAAGTTGTAGATCAATTAGTTCCTATCAAAACAATCAAGGTCAACAACGTAACGATACAACCTGATGAAAACCATGCAGTAAATATTGAATCATTTCGTTATAAAGTTGGAACTGCCGACCCAAACACGACAAATTGCCCTAACGGATATTTCTACTTTCAGATAGGAGACTAATCCATGGCTTATGTAGGTTATGAATGGGCATTACTTGGAAGTCATCAAATTTGGTCATACAGTGGCGTATGTAATATGTATTTCCAAGTTTACGCATGGAACGAACAAGATGTCATAAATAATAGGTCTACAGTCCATACAAGAACTAGGATTTTAGTTGAAAATAAAAACCCTAATTATACAGGCTATCGTGTTGAACAAGATTGGTCTGCTGGAGTTACAGGAGCACCAAATTATAGTGCTCATGCAACATTTTCAGATGGTGGAGCTGGTACAAGCAAGGAATATATTCTACAAGATGGTTCGTTTACTGTTAACCATGATTCTAATGGAAATGCATCAAGCAAAATACATTATTGGTTTAATGGAACATATACAGGAGCTATAGGAAGCCCTACAAACACAAATGTAGTAGACATCTCACTTCCTAAAATTGATAGAACCGCATATAAGGCAACGATAAGCAATGTCGGAAGTACATACAATACAATGTACTGCACAATTTCGGTTCCGTTTGAGTCCGTAGAGAATCAATGGAGTAGAGATGGCAGTAATTGGACAACGTGGAATAAATCAATAAAAGCCGATACTCCTTTTGTAGATACATGGACAGGACTAAAGCCGAACACAAAATACACGGGATATTATCGTTTCAAAAGAAAATATAACGGAGTTTGGAGTGAAGCGGTCAGTTTTACTGCGACCACTAAATATCCTAATGCACCTTCAAAAGGAAGTGTTTCTTTAAGCTCGGTAACGTCCAATTCTGCAAAAGTTAGTTGGAGCGGATTCTCATTAGGAGACATGGCAGCTGATTATTCTTATCAAACATCTAATGATGAAAAAAAATGGACAGATCAAGGTAAAGCAACAAGCTTAACTCTTAGTGATTTGAAGCCTAATACAAACTATAAATTCTATGTAAGAATGGTCGATAACTATGGTCAACCTTCGTTAGCAGCTAGTACATCATTTACAACATTGCACCCTGAAAAACCAAATGTAGGCGGTATTGAATGTACACGGTTAACACCGTTTGGCGGTATGTTTTCTTGGTATGGATTCTCTGTGAATGAAGGAGCTACAATAGATCATTACGAATATTCACTAGACAGTTCAAATTGGATTAATGTTGGAACTGATACGCAAACTAATTTAGACAACTTAAGGCCTGAAACAAGTTATACGTTATACGTTCGTATTGTTGATAACTTTGGCTCTGAATCAGATAATGCTACATTCAGTTTTAAAACATTAGTTGACCAATCGAAGATTGCCTACAACTCAAATACGTATGAAGAAAACATCCTTACAAAAGACGGAGTAGACATCTTAGCTAAGAATGGAGATAACTTGATTGTTGATGTTCTTGGTAGAGAAAGGCTTAGAACTGCTAGAGTTTTCTACAACGATAACGGAGAAATAAAGAAAGTAAAAGCAGTTTATTTCAACAAGAAAGGAAAGATTCTACGTCATACAAACTATGGCAGTTAGGAGGTATATAAATGGGTGTTAGAATTGCAGAATTGCCTTCAAGCAAAGGCATTTCAAAAACAGATTTAATTATCGTACAAGATAATGAAGCTACCAAACAAGGTACAATCCAACAATTAGATGATTCTTTAGGTGTAAGTAGGCTTATAAAAGAATTTGAAGCATTGGGATTATCTGTAGACGAAGAAGGATATATTGTTCAGGAGGTACAAGAATAATGGCAAAACACAGAATTTTAACAGATGAAACAGGAGAAAAAATTGTAAAAGCATTGAATATCATTGCTCAAAATGGAATTTCACATCAATCAATGGATTGGCAGAAGGTAAGAACATTAATTGCAAACGGAGTCGGTGAAAGTACGTTTGCTATTGGTACGCAGTTAATTGAAAAATGGACAGATACCGCAGATTCAAAAGAATACGATATGCCATGGCAAGTCAATCATTTTGAAGATATTACTTTAGAGGACGGAGAAGTTGTTCCTGGAATGTGGTTACAAACGCATTACACTTTACCGTTTGATATTCAATTTTCACATGAGAGAGCATTTCTAGCGTGTCCTGATGGATTAAGTGCCGGTACTTATAATTTCGATTTTGCGAATACATGGAATAACAATGTTAAACCTGGAATTAATTACCAATTCACGTTAACTAAGCCTGTAGAAAAAGGTGGTAGATTAGCAGGATGTTACGGAGCACCTGACCAAGCGCCTTCAAGTTGGAAAGTTTATTCATATGGAGCGAACGGAATCACATTAAACGAAACAGTGGATGTTACAGTTGGTAGCGGCGGTACCAATATTGGTACGATTTCATTTGATAAAAGAAGTGGAAATTTAAATTCAGCACAAGAAATGGCTTATGGCTGGAACAGATGGAAAACATCTGCTTTAAGACAGTACTTAAATTCGAATAAACCAAAAGGACAATGGTGGACTCCACAAGACCAATGGGATATTTGTCCTGACCAATTAGCTTCTAAAGACGGATTCCTTTGTGGTATGCCTGAGGAAATGCTAAATTGCTTAAAAAAAGTAAAAGTTGTTACTTACGATAATACTGTAAATGATGAAGGAACAGAGGATATTACATATGATTACGTTACGTTACCTTCATTGTCGCAGATGTTTATTGAGCCACTAATAAGTGGTGAAGGTGATGCACACACCTATTGGCGAAGAAGAAGCGGAAGTACAACACCTTGTAAATTCTGGAATACATATCCAAACATGATTGAATACTCAGTTGCGAATAAAACATCGCCCAAGGTTGTCT